CGCAATATCCGGTAGCCGATGAAGCACCGTAATCTCCGGTAGCCGATGAAGCACCGTAATCTCCGGTAGCCGATGAAGCACCGCAATTCCCGGTAGCCGATGAAGCACCGTAATCTCCGATAGCCGATGAAGCACCTTTATATCCGGTAGCCGATGAAGCACCTTTTCTTGAATCACTATCAGATTCTTTTTTCGCTCTGCTTGATGTATATTCAATAGCCGCCTGTACGATTCCGGCAATACTCAACTTCGCTCCAATTTTGATTTTTGTAGATGCTATTTCCGTATCTTCACCCTTTTTACTGCTTATCTCTCCACTCTGTTCAACTTCGTGATATACGCTTTCTGACGGGCTGTAATAACTAAAACAATCAAGCGGATATTCGCAAGCATGAAAACCTTTCTCACATACTTCCGCTTTGTCAGTTTCGTACTCTTTTCCTTCTTCATACTGAAATTCACGGCACGTCATATCTTTGTTAAATCCCTTATAGCCTTTAATCGTTTCTCCCATTTTCAATCTCCCTTCCTAAAAATTTATTCACAAAATACAGCTGCCCTTTGCCAGTAATCTTAGTTGTGCGTGTAATTCTTACGCTTCCATCAGGGTTCTGCACGTTGCTTTCTTTCACTTCAAACAATCCCTGTTCGACATATCTCTGCATCGGCATGTTACGTGATGAACCACTCTTACACAGATATCCATTGTTCCGAAGCCACTCAAACAACCGCTTCTGCCCAATCTGATAACCATTCTGACAAATCAATTTTGCCAAATCTCCGATCAGAATAGATGTCCGACTTGTTGCCACTGCATCTGCAAATATCGCTTTCGGTTTCATCTGTTCAATTCTTGCCTGTTTCTGCTCGATAATCTTGTCTCTTTCAGCGATCTTGTTATGTGCCACAAGCAACGCCTTTGAAAGCAATTCATCGTCAGATAGTGTTTCTTGCCCGGCTATATAACCTCCATTTTTACGAATTGAAGGAAGAACCTCTGATGTTACCCAATCTGTAAAACGTTCTGCGGATTCTTTCCTGCTTTGAAAGATTGTCTTGTAAAGGTTTGCTTCACTGATAAATGTCATTTTCTGCATTCCACCCTTTGTAGGGGTATCCGCAGTATGGATACCCTTTTCGGATAACCTCTGCTTAACATTTCCTACATTAGATATTTCTAATGCTTTGCACACATCAGACAGGCAAAACATAGGTTCATTATTCGCTACTACTGTTCGAATTTCTCCAAATTCTTCGTTGTTAAAAATCTGTAATTCGTTCATTTCTACTCCTTTCTGTGTTATACTCTCCTTATAAAACGAAGGGAGGTGTTGCCATGGATATTGATTTAACAAAAGTTACAGAGGTAAGGCTTGTTCGAGTGGAAGAAACCTGCAACAATTTGATAAAAGATGGTTGGAAACTAATAAATGTGTGCAGTTATTCGGACCCATTCGAAAAAGAATCCGGCACGGAATTTACCCTTGCTCGGTTTCAATAACCTTTGCCATAATGTAGATTGTTGGTGTGGTGGATGTGTTCATGTTGAGATATGTCCACCCATCATCAAGCAACTTGTTTGCTTCATCCACGGTTACTTCTTTAATTGCTTCGATTTTTCTCATTATTCCACCTCGCTTTCTAAATCTGAAAAATCTGTAACCGGCATAGACAAATAATTCGCAATTAAAATCATTGTGTCTAACTTTGGCTTGCTTTTATCATTTTTCCAATCTGATAAAAGCATTGGCGAAATATTAAGATCTGTTGCTACTCTGTAAGGGGTAATTCCTTTTTCAGATAATTTCTTCTCGAATTTTGAATATGATTGACCATATTTTCTGATTTTCGACATAAAACTTCTCCTTTCCTTAAAAATTCATTGCAATTATTAAGGAAATCCGTTATAATGAAATCGTCGAATAACAATATAACAAAACAGCCTAGGTTTTAAGGATTTCCTTAATCTAGGTCTAGTATATTATGGTTTTCTTTAATTGTCAATAGAAAATTAAAGATTTCCTTAATATTTTGGAGGTGCGCGTAAAATGTACGAAATATACCAAAAATTACTAGACATGAATGGAGTAAAAAGTGCAGATGTTGCAAGAGCTACAGGAATATCTAATATGACGTTTTCGGATTGGAAAAAAGGAAAGTCTACGCCTAAGATGGATAAAATTGAGAAAATTGCAAAATATTTCGGCGTTACGACAGATTATATGATGGGAAAGAAGTCGGAAGTACCATCTTTGTCAATGGCGGACGAACATTTTGAACTAATCAAATTATACTCTTCACTTTCAGAAGCAGATCAAAAGGCTATTATGCAAATAATGCGCAGCATGAATAAATGATAAAGGGGGATTTTATATGGATAATCAGCAATCTAATAATTATATGATATGTCCTAGGTGCAATCAATATATTCCTTATGGATCTGCTTTCTGCATTTATTGCGGATTACAGTTTCAACCTCAAAGAAATATTCAAATTGATACAAAACAAAAAAAGAAAACTGAAAGCCCATTGAGCGCATTATCTGGAATAATCAGTCTTGTTGGTTTTTTCACTTTTGGATTTTTGATTATTGTAGGATTTATTATTTCTGTGATAGATTTGGCAATCGGACAATCTAAAAAATATGATAATCACATTCACGCTTGCTCTTGGTTTTCGGTTGTATTGTTTATAATTTTAATAATTTTAATGATTTTTGGCTTGTATAGAATAATATAAAAATAAAGGCAGAGATTTTTTCTCTGCCTTTTCTCAGTTCCACTCTTTGATGGCTAACTCAATAAACCTAATCAAGTAGTCCATCAATTTCTCATTTGTAATGCGCGCGATCATGTCGCACAACTTCTGCCTCTTCTCTTCCACGTCGTAACCCCCTAACACATAAATTCGCAAATCCATATGCCTATTATAGAACATACGTTCTTTTGTGTCAATATTTAAGGGGAGAATGTGATAAATATAGGGCGATAGCACTTGTCTACCGCCCCGACCAGAATATTGAGGGGGATTCTGGTGTTCCTATTGGGAACATATTTATAATAGCACTATAACTTTGATATTTCTATCGAAATCGTGCGTCAAAGTTCGACATCTATTGACTTAGTGAATAAGAGACATAAATGTGTTATATCCAACAATTCCATCAACCGTAAGCTGATAGTCTCTCTGATACTGTTTTACAGCAGATTCAAGGTTAGAACCGAATATACCCGGACATTCAAGTTGACAAACATATCCTTTAAGCATCAACAGTATTTGTACCGCAGTGACCATATATTGTTTCTCTCCACGCTTGACATAATGACTTCCAAGAGCTGTCTTAGAACCATTACCCCAGATGCCATCAACAGCAATTCCTTTCTTGTAATCAAGATTGATTGCTGTCTGCAAAACCTTAATTCCGGCTTTGATTGTGTTGACTCCTCGGATTCCATCAACAGAAATTTTGACACCAGCAAAATTATTTGCGTGTGTCTGTCCGTTTCTCACGATTGCATCTTTTCCCGGCACATTTGGAACTGGATTATTTTCCGGCTTGCTGACGTCAGCAGAAACAGAACCATTTGTAATATAGTCAAACGGATAATTCTTTCCCGGACACGCTGTCGAACCGACATCTCTGTGTCTAACAACTGTTGTGATTTTATATTTGTTCTTTAAGTAAGCGATAAGCTCCTTAATTGCATTTTTCTGTGCATCCGACATTGTTTCATTCTCGAAGTTTCCTTCTGCACAAATTCCGATTGAATTGTAGTTAGAACCAGAAGCGTGTGCGCCGATTGCGTATTCAGGACGCCCACGATAAATTGAACCATCCTTGCGAACATAAAAGTGATATCCGATTCCAGACCATCCTTTAGCTTTGTGTACGTTGTGAACAGCTTCAACAGAGCCATTCATTGCTGCATGGTGAAGAATAATTCTCTTTGTGCTTGATCTCTTTGATAAAGTTCCGAATTTTAAGTTTGTTTCAATAATGTTCATGGTTATTTACCTCCTAAAAATAAACATCAAAACAAGACCTACATGTTTCATTAGGTCTAAAAAATTATATAAAGCCGTTAGGCGATATATCGTTATGCTACTCCTTTATGTTCGATACTAGAACCTTGTAAAATTCTCCTAAAAAGTTTTTTAGGAATTATTATACGCCTGCTTGTCAAGCCCCGGTCAAAATAAACTAAACTCGAATATGAATCACTTCATAGCAGAAGATATTTCATTTACAGAAAATGTTAAAATTGGAACGATTTACGCACATAAAAACGGGAATTGCGTAACAATCACATCATGGTCGCAAGCAAGTCAAGATTTAGGAACATCAAGTAGTTATGCAACTGTTGGAGTTCTGCCACAACAATATATACCCAATTATTCGTTATTGTCGTATTGTTGTATTAACAACGATATATTGTGTCAGCTCATTATTGGAAATGATGGTCTAATTAAAATTGGATATTCGCTTTCGCTTACCAACAACTCAAGTTGTGACATTCATAAGGGTATAGCAATTTATTTTACAATCACTTATGTAATTTAATCAGTAGTATTCGTTCTATACGATTTGCTTTATGCTCTAATTTGAGTTATTTGCATAAGATCCGCATTCCATCCAGCACAGTCTACTGCTGTATAAAACAATCGCCCTGTTAAATTGTCGAACATTAAATAACCTGTTATATAATACGATGGATTTTTAAATACAACAAATCCAGATGACATACCAGAATAACATTTTATTGTTCTAGTTAATTCTGCATTGGTAGTTGTTGGATTTATAGATACAATGATTTCTCCTTTATCCATTAGTAAATTATTTTCGTATATTTGCATGTTGGAAGAAAAATTCAGTGCAGTTGATATTATTTGCTTGTAGATATTCGAGTTTAGGGTACTTAACGCTCCTGTCACAGTTCCATCTCCAATCGTTGATATATCTGTTGTTCCCATCTTTGATAGCAACCATCTTACATTTTTGAAGATAGTAGAAACTTTGCTAAAAATCGAAGCATGTGTTTCTCCACTTGTCAGCAATGCTGGTGCCGTAGAATCGCCTGTTGTTGAATCGTTCGATGTGAATGTGACAGTGTTATCTTGGCTATTTCCATCGGTCGCTAAAGCTCCGATATTTGCGCATGTGATATTTACATTACCGCGCCTGAAAGTTGTTTCATTTGCTCCCTTAACACCTGTTACAGGACTTCCGGCTAAGACATCCCATTTACCGGCTTCTGTCTTGTAAACATTGCTTCCTGCCGGTTCTGTGATTCCTGCACCCTCAACAAAATCAGAAGTTGTAACAAATTCATCGGATATATTGTACATATCACCGGCACTCGCAGAACTAACAGACGGTAAATTTGCAAAAGTGACAGTTCCCATTGGTCGCAATGCTCCGCTGAACGATTCAGAGATGGCTTTTGCCTGTTCATAATACTTCTTTGCGTTGGCTTCGGAAGTAGCGGCGTTAGATGCACTTGTGGATGCCGCCGCCGCTTTGGATGTTGCTGTGGATGCACTATTGGCTGCCGCTGTTGCACTTTGGGCTGCTTCACTCGCCTTTGTGCTTGCCGTTGACATGCTTTCAGCTGCGGATGATGCACTCTTGCTTGCATTGCTCTCTGACGTTGCAGATTTGGTTGCAGATGCACTTGCTGATGATGCACTTGATGCCGCTTCACTCGCCTTAGTGCTTGCCGTTGATGCAGAATTAGCAGATGCAGTCGCACTCTTGCTTGCCTGTTCACTGTAATACTTTGAGTTATCGGTATCTTCTCCGTCACGAACGCCTGCGCCACCAATAGCGTATGATTGTGATAACTTGGCATTGTCGTATGCAGAATTACTACTTGTCGTCGCTGAATTTGCCATAGATTCCGCTTTTGTAGCCTGTGCAGTTATCTTGGCAAGATAGCCTGTCTCCAACATTGCATCAGTAATCGAACCATTCTTAACAGATGCAGATATCTTACCTGTCGAATCGACAGAGAATGCAATCGTCGTGGAATCCTTGAACTCATATTGCGTGATAAGTGCAGACATGTCGACATATTGTTTAGAACCGTCTGATAACGTAAGCACAAGTCTCTGCGTCAAATAATCATAAGTGAAATTCGTTGCAATCTTCTCTAAATTCGTGTCATAAGTCTTAGTAGAACCATTCTTATATGTTACTGTAATTACACCATCTGCATCGTTGACAGATATATCAGCGACCATGCCATTGACGACTTGTGCGTCTGCTTTCAAGACATCTAATTGCACAATTCTATCATCCAACGCATCAATGCCTGATTCTATGTGGTTCATATCCGATGCATTTAACGGTGTGTCTGTCGATGGTCGATTCTTCCAAAATAATCGTTCAAATGCTTTTTTCCATCCTTGTGACATAGCTATTTACCTCCCAACTTCTTCTCTAATACTAAAATTCTTTCATTCTGCGATTGCACCGTTGCTACAAGGTCAGCAATCAATTCCTCATATCGAATTGCCTTACCTCCATTTTCCCCGGTGTCAATATTTGCGTCGCAGTAAACTCCCCAATCGCTCTGCATAGAATCGTGAAGCTCCTGTGCGATAAATCCATGATGCAAGCGATCGGATGTGCCATCTTTATACTTGTATTCAACAGGATTCAAGGCATAAATAAAGTCACTAGATTTGTGTGTGTCTAGTGACTGAATATTTATCTTGATGCTTTTGTCTGAGGAAATAACCGGCGAAGATCCCAAATATGCAGTTCCGTTCGTAAAGAAACCAGCCGTTTCCACTTTAGCATAATCTCCGGTTTTTGGGTATCCATCTTCATATACTCCAACGCTCGTCGGTGTAATTATCGTGTGCCTTAATTTTGCTCCAAGAATAGATATTAGCTCCTGCATAATTAAATAACCGACATTATCTTCATATGCTTCTGCTGACAATCTCATTTCTGAATACTTTTGTCCATTGTAATAAAATTCACTCTTAAATGTTTTTGCATTGATGTCGCCTTCGATGTTTGCGTCATTGCAAGTCATTTTTCCTTCTTTAGTCACGCTAAAATTGTCAGAGGTTATAGCAATATTCTTGCCTGTAAGATTTATTATTCCGCCGGACAGAAGATTGATTACGTCGCTTGCAGACAGATTTATATTATCTGCGTCAACCTTAAATTCCGTTCCGCTACCTGTATCTCCAATCAGTGATACTTGAACAATTTTGTCCGTTGCAGAATTCACGCGAAGCACAATCTGCTGTTCAGTTTGTTCAATTCGTGTAGACAGTTCGTTTTCTGCGTCCGTTGCACGCTTAACTTCCGATTCCAAACCTTTCTCTGTGACTTGTACGGATGTTTTAACTCTTTCGGTTGTTTTATTAAGTCGTTGAAGTTGTGCGGTTACACCGTTCATATCTTTTTCAAGAATTTCTTTACCTTTGCAGATATAAGAATCTCGAAGTGCCTTAATTCCGGTTAAATCACGTTGAAAAACATATGTTTCAAATCCATATCCGTTTACTTCACCGCTGATAAAATCTCCACATTCAACGTATGGTTGTCCCTTTATCTTTGATGAATTGATTGGTCGGTAAGATATAGACGAAATCTTACTCAACAGCGTATTCGCAAGTGCTGTAATCGTTTCGTGTGTCTGCCCCATAATCACGAAGTTATCTTGCACGTAATATGGATTTTGGTTATTCTCTGTGATTACCTGTGCGCCATCTGAATCCACGATTATTACACCATCAATATTTGAAGTAAAGAAATCTTCAACCAATGGATGATCATACATAAGTGACGTAGGAATATTGAATGAATTTTCGCTGCTTCCACTTCCGGCAGATGGGTATAAGTCGTTTGCTGGGAATAAATCATCAGCTGGCAACAACATAGAAGATTCAAGTGACAAATAATCAAGCTTGCCATATCTATCCATCCGACCAAACACACCGCTGATTTCGCATATCTGTTTCATTAACGAAAGTCCGTTGATTCCGTTTGACGAATCAAGCTCTTTGGTAAGCATTACATTATCTGCAATCAGCGTGACATCGTTCTGCTCCACTCCGACATAATTGCAAAGGCTATCCCTAAAATTCTTAACGCTGATAGGAAATGTAAGGCTGTCATACCAATCTTTAACATCAACATCGAAATACCGCATTTTATCGTATGCGGTCAGTTTCTTATAGTCTTTGCCAGCATATTTCTCAATCGTTTCCACGTAGAACACGCCCAACGGAATCTCTGTTTTTTTGGTGATAAGTACCGGCTCGATTTCATATCCTTTAATTCCGCTATTCAAATTGAATACTGTCAATTCAAAGCTGGATGCATTACAACCGCCAAATTTCAACTGTTCTTCTTCACAAATTGATTCGTGCAATGTCATTTGCTCTGAAAGCACGTCCGAACCTTTAATCGTTGGAAATGCATTATCCTTAAATTTCACTTCTAATTCGATTGGCGTTCCATCTTTGATATATAATTTTTTAATATCTTCCGAAATCTTAATCATACTGTTTTTACTCCATAAGAAATCCATGCCATTCTTGTTGATAGATACTTGATTTCCTTTTCATCAGCAAAGTACATAGTCGGTTCAAAATCAGCCATGTACATATCACTTGTCACATACTTATTTAATTCAGGCACATATACTTCAACACTTGCTTTTTTCTCAACTGCATTTGTATAGTTGGCTTGAATATTCGCAAAAATGCTTGACACCTGCGTATTATCAAGCATATTTCGTGTCTCAAATTCAACTTTCGGTGCAGTATTTTCCAAAGCCGTTCTATGTAAAATTCCATTTACATCACGTGTTGAATCCAAGTCTTGTCCGTAATTCGTTGCCTTGTAGCTTTCTGCCTTAATCATCGAAAGCGGAAATATGTAATTGCCAATCTTAATTAAATAGCCTTTATATGCCATCTAACCACCTCACATAAAAAGGGCAGACACATTTACGTGCCTACCCTATAAATTCTTAATATAACAATGGATTTGTACCTGTCCGGTTGTACGCTTGTCTGTTTGACCGCTTCACGCTCTCGAATATATCGTTTGATGATATACCTGTATCTTTCGCAAGCAACTGTCTAAGTAATTCGTTCTGTTCTCGTAATAATCGGTTTTGATCTGCCTGTGACATTGACATTCCATCTACAATTCCGCTTGCAATGTCTGTTGACATCCGACCGGTATCAATAACTGTCGACGTGCTTGTTGCCACATCTGTATTGATTGATGATGCAATATCCGCTGACATATCCGCCAAGTCTTGCAATGGGTCTGTAAACTGCAATGATGTGTTGAATGCAGATGTCAAATCCGTAGCCATTCCGCTTGCATCACTTAACAACTTAGGCATGGCACTTTCCATACCCAAACCGATGCCGGGTGGCAAGAATTGACCGATTTCTTTATTCCACAATCTTGACGGAGAGTGAATACCAAACGCACGTTTTAATGCGGATGTCAATCCTCTTGCAAGAGACACGATACCGCCGACAAGTCCGGCTGGGCCTGTGCTATTCCATTTGTTTGTTAAGCCGATCCTAAGTCCGTTGACAAGGTTCGCTCCGATCGGATTCCAATTCTCACGTTGAATTATTCCGCTCGTATTCTTTGTATGTTTTCTTGTATCGGATTCAACACCGCCCCATTGATTATTTGCTCCGCCACGAAGTCCGCCTAAAGCGCCAACAAATGCGTTAGTAACATTCTTACCACCGCTTGATGAATCTACTTTCATCTTGGCAAATTTCTGTGCCATATCGGTTGCCATGCCATTAAGAGTTGTGCCAGAACTGTTCTTCATTCCTGTTAAAGCATTAATCACAGACAACGACATACCATTAGCTGAGCTTGTAGCATTTTTAGTCATAACAGAAAAATTGTTTGTAGAATTTCCTGCCATTCCTTGAATACTTGTTACAACCGACCCAGCCATTCCTTGTACGCTTGATGTCGTATTCTGTGACATATTTTTGACACTGTTAGATGTGCTGTTGTTCATGTTATTGTAATCGGAAACTACACTATTTTTAGTCTGCTTAACAAGCGACGTTATTTGATTTTTCCCATTTGCAACAGAAGCTCCAACATTGGCTAATCCGTTTTTAGTCTTTCCATCGACATCTTTCCCCGTTTGTTCCACATATCCAGGAATCAATTTTAAAAATCCGCTGAATTTTTCAGTCATTTTCCATGAAGCATTTTCGATTGCTTCACTAAGCACACCAAAAGAAGATCTTCCTGTTTTTCCTATGCTTTTTAATGGTTTTTCACCCATTGCAACGGATTTCCATACTTTTTGTACCTGCGGTGGCAGATCTGATATTTTTTGCTCCATAATTTTTATGTTGCTTATTTGTTCTGCTACCTGTTCTCCTATGCTAGTATGTCCTTCTTTGATTGTTTCTACCAATCCTTTGATAGCTTTGAATGGCGTATCGTATTCTCTATAATACGATGCCAATTCGCTGTCTCCCTGTGATTCTGCAAGAGATGCAAGACCTGTATTTACTTGTTTTCCGATCAATTCTCCAAGTCCAAGACCTGCAGCAATGGCAATCCCTATTTGTCCCAAAGAAGCGGTTGCGGCGCTTGTCTTAAAGTAAGCCGCCATTCCACTAAGCAAACCTCCTCCTGCCGCATTTCCTACGGAAGAAGATGCAAAATGAGTAACTATTGCATTTGTGATTGCGTTTTTTGCAGCCGATGTTAGTTGCACAGCCGTAATCACAACGCCAAGAGAAGCAATCGTAAGGCTAATAGCCTTTGCAATGTTTACATTCCCCTCTTTGTCTACAAGCCACTTTGCAACTACATCTGCAAACTTACTGAACGGTGTATTTTCGTACAGCCAATTTCCAACCTTGAATCCAATTACCGCTGTTGTAATTGAGATAGAAATTGCTTTGCTAATAGGAATGGTTTTATCGCCAATTCCTGTTGATATTTCCTTTGCAAGCAAATTCTTTAACACGCCTGTGGCAATCTCTTTACCGCCATGCATCCATTTAAAAGCACCGATGGCAATTACAACCGTATCAAGGTCTAATTCGGTAAGGAAGTCAACACCACCCTTTAATACATCCGACCAAGATATATTTTTAAGTGCTGTGAATACTGTATCTTCGATTCCGTCTACCCAACCATTGATAGCTTTTGCAAACTTCTTAAAATCAAAGTTTTGGAAAAATCCGTTTATTCCGGATGCAATAGACAACCCAAGATCGTCAAAATCAAAGTTGTCTGTAAAACTAAGCGATGCAGTAATTGCAGTATTTAATGAATTTGCAATAGTTTTTCCTGTTGCGTAGAAAAGCTGTGGAGATATAAGACCTGTTAAAAAGTCTGCCAATCCTTTTCCAAAATTCTCCGCACCCTTGTAAGCACTATCCCAATCAATGCTTTCAAGTTCTTTCGTCAGATTTATTCCGATGTATTCTCCGAGTCCTCTAAGGTTAGAAATGGCACTCTTGTAAAGTCCGTCTGTCTCTGTGACGTTAAACTTCATTCCACCACTTGAACCACCGGAAGATGCACCGCCACTACCACCAGAACCACCACTACCACCGGAACTATCGTTAGGCGTATTCAGTACATTCAGTTCGTCGAAGCCTTGTAATTGTTGCTTCAACTTTTTTGCATTATCAGCCGCTTTTCCTGTTCCGGATGCGAGGTCGTCTGCACCTGTTGCGGCATCTTCGAAATCATCCGCAAGTTCGCCACGTTGGATTTCCAATTTCCAACCGAATATTGCTCCTAAAGCATTAACGATATTCTCCGAAAAATTGATAACTGCATCCAAGCCCTTGTTAAGTGCTTGAAGCAAAGGCTTTAACATGTTGATGCCGGCATTACCCCATATAGCACCAAGTCGCGTGAAATTCTCTCCAAGTAATCGCACTTGGTTGTTCCATGTATCAGCGGTTCTTGCAAAATCGCCTTGCGCCATGGTTGTCTGCGACATAACGTACTGATAACGAAGCATTGTCTTTTCAGCCTGTGACATGCTATCAATATTAGCATTCATGCCATTATTCAACGCCCATTGCTTCAAAGTTGCTTGTGTAAGGTCAAGACCATATTTACGAAGCGGAACGACCATGCCGGTATATACCGCTTGCAAATCTTCCGCAACGTCTGCTTGCGACTTATCATAGAACGATGCAATATCTCCGGCTAACTTAGTAAGATTCAGAGACACATCTGCCATATCGTCGGATGCTTGCACATATCCATTTGTGGATTTTGCAAGGAAGTTGTTCGCATCTCCGACCTGTTTTGCGGTGATACCCATAGCAAGGCCCATTGATTGATATGTTGACGCATATTTCTTAAATGACAATTCGGACATTCCAAGTGTATAAATCGCATTCTTAGCCTGTTCTTCGACTTTATCCATAGACGGTCCAAAACTGTGACTTACAACATTTTGAACTTCTGTCAATGCACCGCTTATATCTATTGCTTTACGAAATACACCAAGCGCACGGAACAACATCCAATATGTCGCATACACTTTACCGATTGCAGATGCAAGGTTAAATGAGTGCTTTGATGCTTTCTTTGCAGAATTTCCCCAGCTATTAAGCGAAGATGTAAGTCCGCGTGTCACTCCACCGACGCGATTACCGTTCGATGCAAGTTGTCCGATTGCTTGCGTCATTTGGATAATGTTTGCATTAACTGTCGGTGCGGTTGACATTGTTTGCATAAACCGTTTCAACGCTTCCGCAAGCGCATCAAGGTTTGCAGCTGTTTGTGCAGTTCTGTTTCCAGCAGATGCAAGAAGTCCTAACGCCGATGCAAACTGTATTGTATTCTCTGATACAACGCCAGCTTTTGACAATGAATTTATCAGGCGTTTAAGGTTTGCCCCTAATAGTGGTAATGCTGTGCTTGTTGCCTGTGCATTTGCTCCGGCACTTGCCAATCTCGACACCGCATTTACGACTTGAATGGTATTGCTTGCAACAGTTTTCGAGCTGTTTAACGCCGATGTAAGTTGGTTTATGTTTGCGCTCAACTGTGCAAAATTCACGGAATTAAGACCGCTCACATTTGAATTTGACAATCTTGTAATCGAATTTATAAAATTCACAAGACCTTTGTTGTCAAAATTCAAGCCACTAAGCGTAGCAATTCCACTTGCAAGCGGTGTCAACGTGCTTGATAACTGCGATAGCTTTGTTCCGTCCACCGCTTCAAATTTCTGTATTCCCTTGGAAATTCGTGTAAAATCGGACAGTTTAACACCTTGGAAACTCTGCATTGCGCCACTAAGGATATTCACGCCGCTTGCCAGCTTTTGAAGTCCTTTAGTATCTACGCCGCCCAATGACTTAGACAGAACACCCAATTTATTTATGAGTTTGTCAATATCGTTATACGCTTTCTGCGCTTCCGCTCCGATTTTAAGTTGAAGGCTATCAATTTCCGTTGCCACGATCACACCAACTTTCTGTCACATAGTAAAAAAGACGGCACAAACCTATGTTGTACCGTCTGTATTGTTCTTATTTTTTGGATGCTCCAATTCATAATTTGCCTGCATAGCAAGAAGTCCAGCCAGAAACGCTTCGCGTTGCTTTTGCAAATCTTCTTCTCGCGTTTCCATAGCCAAGATAACAGGTTTTTTCATATATTTTCCTTTTGGATTTTTTGCGAAGTTTGCTTCGATTGCAACCGCAACTGCGGACATAGTATACTGACCGTTCATCCAATTAAGAGCATCTATCTGTTTGATTTTTTGCTTATATCCGTCTCTTACATATTCCAGCTTACGCGGATTCATATGCTTAAATTCTTCATACGAAATTCCCATAGAATATGCCGAAGGAAAGAAACCCTTCCATATTACTTCGCGGACGCTTTGGAACTCTTCTTGTGGTCTTGTGGCACTACCTTCTGTGTCTGTTCCGCATTCTCTTCCTGCTCCATTGCCTGATTCATGGTCTCGATCATTTTCTCGATTCCACTCATCACGAAAAAACCATCATCCTCCATGCATGGCATCAACACTTCGTTGTACACGTCCGTGCAAGATTTCTTTTCCTGCTTCATATATTTCTTTAACAGAGCTTTTGCTTCATCCATAGAAACCGGGTTATGTTCCAAGCATCCTGCATAAATAGCAAGCACGCAAATCTTAGGAATTGTGGCAAGCATCTCACTTGTTCCATCAAGCATTGCCACCGCAATATTGTTTCCTGCCTGTGCCGACCGTGCAACATAAAGACCGGATTTAACCTCAAACATTTTCTGCACAAGGTCACCCAATTCTACTGCATCGAAACCAAACTCTAACTTATATTCTTTTCCATCAACTGTAATTGTTTTCATAATTAAATACCTTTTACCTTTCCTCCTATGTCTTTCACATAGGAAAGGGGCAGACCGAAGTCCGCCCTTTCTGTGCAATGTTTAATTATTCATCAACATACGATGAATAGCTGTTTACCGCATTCGATTCTTCGTCACTCATCACTGCGGTATCAGAATCTAACGAGTGACTAACTATTCCCCCGGTGTAAATGCCACGGATTCGTCCATTCCCTTATACTCTTCAATCGTAAGATTCATCTCGATTGTAAGCAATTCGTTCTGTCCGATTTCCGGCTGTGGAATCTGCTCCGGTGGCTGTGCTACAACAAAGAACGACTTCTCAATTCCCGGAATGATCGTCTCAAACCACATTCTCTTTCCACCAGACAATGCCTTGTACTCTGTGATAAGAGCCTGCCATTCTGCGATTGTCTCCGCCGTAAAGTTTACTGTTACAGGGAATGAACCACCTGTGTCAGCACGTCCTTTAACGTATCTTGTTGTTGTATCTTCCAACGCAGATGCATCAATCTGTTCCGGGTCGATCGTGATTCCACCCAATGCGTTGATACGTGTCAACTGCTTAAAGGATGTTGGTTTTGTTCCAGCGGTTGCTTCTGTACCATAGCCGAATGTAATTTCAAGTGTTGAAATACCTGCTGCTGCCATCTTCTTTTACCTCCTTAAAAATATGCATAAAAAAAGAACCCGAAAACAGGTTCTTAAATTATTTATCCATCAATCTATCATTTGCTCCGAGTATTCTTCTAAATCTCGCAACGCTTCTGTATACTGTTCCGTCAGACTTAAATTCCGGCATTGACGTTACTTCAAACCTCATTGTCTTAAATACGTCTGCGACTATTGCAAGCATAAGCTTCGCATCATACTGTGATGTGTTCGTGAACGTTTGAACCTCAAACGTGGTTAAAACACCATTGATATTTTGACCGTCTAGCGTCCGACCTTGCTCTGTTCCTGGCAATTCGTGAACGTATATAGTCGGAAATGTTGGTTTTGACAATCTGCTTTCGAGATTGGTGATCGTAACACCTTGTTGCCACTTCATACTTGGAAATTTCTTTCTTAAATTCGGGATAGCGTATGAGTTGAGAATACCTAAAACTTTTGTTTCATTTTCGTACGCCCATGTATTATCAACCATTCTTGAATACCTCTTTTACAGTTTTCTCAACCAATTTCATAAGTTGAAGCGATGTGTAATACATAAAAGGTCTGCTTGGCATACCCTTTGTGATATGCAGTTTCCCATCATCGCCGATATAAGTCCAATAATATTCCCCAGCCTTAACAAACGTATCTCCATTTATAGATATGTCTTGCGTAGCCTGTCTAATTGTCTTACCACTTGCATAGTCCCACGTTACGCCGTCCGGAAATTCTCCCGGATAAGGATGCTCTTGACCAACAATTCCGGTTCCGAACTCAACCATCAACGCATGATCCGTACCAGCCACAACCGCCCATACACCGCCACCCTTGACACTTCTAACATATTCAGAGTGAATGCTTTTAATCAAATCTTGATTAAATATCGCATCAAGGTCTGCAATCTGTACTCTCGCAATCTCTACGCCTTTTTCAGCCAACTTTTGAGCCACCATCTGACATTTATACGTCAAACTATTTTGGTAGTCTCTAAGCTGTTTTATAGCGTTCTGAATGCTTGATTGAGACAGACAATTCATACTGATTGTCTTTTTACGTGCCATGCCATCACCTACTCTGCGTTCTTCACATTCTTACGGAGCAAATAAAGGTCAACTGTCAATCCTTCATCTGCCACGCCCTTTACGATGTAATCTGCCGACGTGGAATCAATGATCGTCTTGTCGTTTTCCTTATAGCCAACTTCCGACCGCTTCCATATCAATGAACCTTCCACAAGTGGAAATGCGTTTTTGTCTGTAACTAACTGTGCATAATTGGTTGAATCATCTATTCCAAACTCTTTAGCTGTTGCTTCGCTTAGCTTGTTACTTATGGATGAATAAAAAATAACAGGCTCCGTATATGCTTCAATCGGTTCTCCTGTTACTTCTGGTATCTTATTGCCATCTTCATCCAAATATGGAATAAACGTGCCATCATCGTCTGTATATCCGGTATATATGATATTCCCATCATCGTCACGTCTGTACTGCGGTTGCAATCCAAGGCTAAGTGAATACATCATCTTTTGCTTGTTGATTTCCAACGACATTTACTTCACATCCTTACCGAAACGTTTCCATAATTCAGATAGCTTTTCCCATCCGAACATGGCAACAAAGGCCACAATAAATCCTGCAATTACGGATGCAACGATCATATACCATAGCATTTCAGCTTTGATATACTGCATATAAGCGATGAACGCTGTTACAGTAAGAGCGATTGAAAGCACAAATACAACCAAGTCTGTTGGTACACTCTTAAATATGCCTTTAATTACCTGTGTAATTACAGACACAGTAAATGCTAAACCTCCAACTACAGCAAGTAAAATAGTTGCGTTGCTTAATAATTCCTGCATTATTCTTTACCTCCGTTCTTTAAGTGTATTTGCTTAATTTCCTCATACATTTTTGTTATCATTCCGTTTCCGCCAAGAGCGTGATAAGCGTCGTACATTTCAGAGAAATTCTGATATGCGTAAGATGGTATCTCTCCCAGCGAAACGTATTTATCGTGGTACTCTATAAGCTGCACACGCAAAAGTAACATTGTTCCTTTGCTGTTTGCATCCTTATCTTTCTTTTGTTGCTTTAGAAGCCAGACAATATATCCGAGCATTATCGGAAGAACGACTGTATATGTCTGTAACAAAAACTCTTTCATTCTGTAGCTCCTATTTTCTTTTAGTTGATGTGCCGCCCACCACCCTTGATGCACACCGCCTGCTACCGCATCTGCACTGCAAACACAATAACGCACAATCTTCTTTTATAATGCCTTTACAAACGGATATACACCCACAAACAAGCTGTCTCTGTCTTTCCAGCTACGGCTTACGCCGTTTTCTGAATAACTTGCCATATAGGCTTCTCCTGCCTGTGAATGGTCGTACACGGCTAAATTGACGATTACATCTTCAAACTGTTTCAAGTCTTCGGATATTTTTTCATCCGTGTAGCTTTCCGGGTAATTCCGCTTGCTTACCACTTCATTTCTTGCCTGCTTGATAAGCTGTTCGATGTAAGGGTTATCTTCTTTCTTGTCGAACACAACAACATCAGAAGTAACACCATCTTCATCCGTAACGGTTTCAATATGAAATTGTTTCAATCGAATTTTGACTTGTTCTAATGTTGTCATATTTATTCTCCTATAAGCCCAAAACGCTAATCAAACAATCTTTCAGCTCTTCGCCTGTTTTTTCTTCTGCATCTTCAATTCCGTATTCAGAAGCAAGTTCTCTAAGATTTCCAACAGGCATACGCTTAATTTCTGTCTTTGTAAAATTTTTTGACGGCGGCGTCATAAAGTCAGAAGTATCAGAGGAAGTGTTTTTATCCACTTCCTCTTCAATCTCATCTCCAGCTTGATACCACACGCCATTATATTTAATGCCGTATTCAGCGATCATAGGCTACTCCTTAACCTTCATTACAAGCACGCTATCCATTCCCTCAAATGTAGGCAGACCAATCATAGATACTACGCAATGAGTATTGATTGGATGATTTGTTGCGTATGTGTAAACAGATACACCTGTCTCGACAATAGACAGATTTCCGTCCGTGAGACTTCCGCTTCTCTCTTCTGGTGTCTTACCAAATACATAATCGCCAAGGAAAACGCCTGCTGTCTGTGCAGATACAATTCCTGTTGGCACAAAATACTTGGTTGTTCCGGTTTCATCAATATACAGTTTGTCGTATACCTCAATCTCGATTCCGTATCCACGAAGATACTCTGTAACCTGTGCCTGCTGCAATCTGATACCGCCATTATAAGCTGTGATACCAAGCACCTGTTTCTTTGTGTCCTCTGCCTTGAGTACCATCTCCCATGTCTCGGTGTTCATGGTGAATCTTGTCAGAGAATAGCCTGTAGCCTTTGCGAAATCTCTACGTGCTGTAATCAGATCATCAAGAGGTGCCGCTGTTGAAGGCTTATCCCATGTGCTTGTTCCTGTAATAGCCTTGAAGTGATTTTGTTTATGTTCTGCTCCTTCATCCGATGTATAATCAACATAATATGGCTTGTTGTCGATAACGACCTTTACTCTTGGAATACCATCTTCCGGTGCAAGCAACTGCCAAATCTGTCTCTCTGGTACAACAAGCGCGCCCTCGATGAGGTTCATAGGTTTCTTGCTGATTTCTCTAAGGACATCATTTGCAAGGCTTGAATTTTCTGCGCTTCTGTAGTTGTCGTAATCCTGCTCTTCTCTCTCGGTAACCATATATGATTCCCGGTAAAAAGGCATTTCATTTTGAATGTCAGAGAAACCTCCAACATCTCTCAACTCTGCCTGTGCATCAAAGTTAGATGCCTTTAATGAAACCGGAAGTCCGTTCTTTCCCTTAATGAATCTAAGAGAAAGAGAACTCTGCTTTCTCGTTCCGAACTTTTGTCTGCCTAAGTAAGGGGCAGAACCTAATGTTTTTTGATAGTTATCCCACATCACGCCAAGGCTTCTCGCTGTGAATGCTTCTGATAATGGTAATGCCATGTTCTTCTACCTCCTAAACACTTTCTGTTGTAGCTTTAATTGCCGGCGCACCATAGAATGTTACTCTTGGTGTTGCCGATCTTGCCTTGTCTGTAATTGAAAGTCCTGTAACCTTAGTCCAATCAATCGTTCCTTGATATACATATGTTCCCGGAGCATCTCCCTGTGTCACATCAACGTCGTGGAGTAAATATCCAACGCAGTTTTCGTCGTTGCTTGGGAACGGCGTGCCAGCTTTTACAATTTTTCTTCCGTTTTCGTCCGGGCTTGATACGGATGCCTGTGTTACAAGGCACGCTGCGCCTTCATACGGAAAAAACTTCAAAATTCCTTTTTCCTGAGAAAAATCTCTTACGATTGGTTTTCCCATCGTCTCTACCTCCTGTTAAATCACATAACTGTTTTTTGCTTCTGAATTAGATGCTGGATTGCCAAATGTTATTTTTTCTGCATTTTCAACATCTGCTGTCTTATCTTTATCTTTGCCACCAGCACTTCCACCGCCCGGTACATCTTGATTCTTAGCAATCTCTTGTTCCTTTGCTTGTGCAGCGGCTGTCTCTTTGTCGGACATAATCTTTCCAAGAGATTCATAATCAAGGCTTCCATCGTCCTTGACTACTGTCTTTGCCTGCTCAGCCGTAATCTTGAAGTTAGTCATTGCGGCTTCTCTCTGATCTCTAATTGCATTGTCCTTCTGTAACTTTGCGATCTGTTCATTTGCCGCTTCCAAAGCTTTATTTGCTTTCTCAACTTCCGTCAGCTGACCGGCTTCTAATTCGTCAAGCTTTTTCTGCAATTCATCAGCCGTTCCAGCCTTTGCTTTATACTCATTAGCTTTAGCATTTGCTTTCTGAATTGAGCTTCCATAATCTGCCATGATCTTGTCTGCGTTTTCGTCACTAACTCCCATAGCGATCAATTCTTCTCTTGTCATAATTACCTCCGACATGTCATACGAATTTTTATACGGTGCAACGACACCGAGTGACATTGCTGTTTTATACGCTCACAGCTTTGCGAATTTATAAAAATAAAAGCAACTACCGATTATTCAGTAATTGCTTTATCTTTCTTATTCATTTGATCTACTATTTCTTGTGCCTTTGCTTTTTGCGCTTCTGCATCATCAATAGTCTTATACAGATTTTCGAGATACGGTTTCGACAAGTTAAATGTCTTTTCTGCGTCTCCCCACAATCCAACTGTTGCTATCGCAATAAGCGGATGTATTCCGGCTTGAAGCAATACTGTAAGTGTTTGTGCCTTGGTGTACATATTATCCTGTGGACTATGATTGATCTGCACGTCAAAATCTCTTATTGACAACTTTAGATCCTTATCATTTACTCTAAGGATATTTAACACGACATTTGCAAGCCGTTTTTCTGCCGATTTAACAATAGGGTCTTTCAGTTTTGCTCTTGTCTTAGAGAAGTCCCAGCCATTACGAAGTTCTACGGCTCCTTGTGTATCTCCGCCGGTATTCCCTTGTTTGTTTGGTATTGCCAAAATAGATAGTGTATTATCCCATATATCATCTTTTGCAACTTGGCATTGTGTTTGGTTCAATTCCTGTGTCATAATATCGACGTCGGATTTATTATCTCCATTGTTTGACTTTACTACCAAAGCATGGCTTTTCTTCATTTTCTCGAACTCTGTCTCGTCGATTTGGCAATTCACGAATTTTATCCAATATTGTACAAACTGTTCAACGCCATCCATTCTATTGGACTGCATATTGTTTATCGCATCCAGCATACCAATAACAAGCTCGATATCGGAAATTCTTTCGTGATTGTTAGGGAACTCAACAATCGGTATTCCGCCGTATGTGTGAAGTTTGCTCTCAATCAATTTTCCGTCTTGAATCTTATAAGATGTCGTATCGGAAAATGCTAATTTATACCAATTTCCGTTTTCGTCTTTCAACTCCTGAACGGAAAGCATCGGCTCTTCTGTGCTATCGTTATAGATTGTGAAAGTATTCATCGGTGTTGGTGCCACAATTAAAAATGGAACATCTGAATTTGCTTTAGGTCTTGCCGCCTTAAATGATGTTCCTGTTGCGGATTGCCACTCTCCAGCTTTGATGTCTTTTTCTTGCTTGTTTGCATCTGCCATAAAATCATTGAGCATATCCACAGCCTTGTTGACTGCTTCATCATCTTTTCGGCTAATAAATTGAATCGGCTCGCCGTAGGTCTGCCCCACTTTGAACTGAACAATTTCGTATGCATGATTTTCCACGATTCTGTTTGTGATATCTTCATTTGTTAACTTCTGTCGATACAAAATCGGTTGATCTCCCTTGTAATAATTCCAAAGATATCGGATAACAGATTTGTTGTAGTAAAATGTTCCAATGCATTCTCCAATAACTTTGACAACATTATCTGCGGTTATCTTATCTACGCTTGTATATGCAATTTTTCTTCCATATCGACCTTGAACAAGGTCTTGGAGATACATTCTATTGTTCATCTGCTACACCTAAATAATCGTTACTCCGCTTGATACTTCTCTCTGCGGTCTGTCTTTTATCTTTATCTCATTATCTGCCGGATTGAAAGAAATTCTTTTTCCGCATTTCCGGCAACTATATGTCATTATGAATGATGACCGCCCATCATAGATGCCAACCTTACGTTTGCATCTCGGACAGTAAATTGTTTTACTTTTCATCCTATGCTCCTAAAAAATTGCATTAAAAAAGCACCGCGATAACGTCACGATGCTTTTCCAAGGATTTTTCTGTGAAAGAAATTGAAATGTCTTTAGACAACATTTGCAGTTTAACTATACTATATGTGCGGTAGCGAAACAATATGCAAACATACGCAAAATAACGCAAATGTACGCAAACTTACGCATAATATAATTTTCCAAACATTTTTTCGAATGTTTTCATTGCTTTTGATTTAAGTAAATCAACTTTTCTCGTGCTACAATTCTTAAACTTTGCACACTCTTTTATGTTATATCCATCAACAAAGTATAAATGCAGTATCTCATACTGTTCCATATCTTCCATCTGGTCGATCTGCTTAATAATTTCTTGCTTCTTTGCCACGTAAATATCAATCAAATGGTCGATTTCTTTTTCCGTGTCAATAATCTTTGCAACGGTATCTCCCAACTTGTCACGCTTAATAGAAGTTTGCACTCGCTCGCCATCACCGGTACCACCTGTAGATGTCGCAATTTCACGTAGCCGATTTTTTTCTGCAATCTTCCTGTCAATCTTAATATCAAATTCTTTGATTTGCGATAAGTATTTTGCTGTTGTCATTTAATAGCCTCCTGTCCTAAACGGATTTGCCGTTGCTGTTGCCGTTGCAAGATTATTTGGATTTTCTATAAACATTTCAAGCTGTGTAAGTCCATCGGCAGCATCATCATGTTTGTTCTCTCCAATTGATACAAACATAGTCAATTCATCCATAGCCGCTTGATATTCGTCGTTTCTTCGATATCGAACAACGCCTAATTCTGCATCTTTCTGTAACTGATCTTGTGTAACCTTCTTTGATTCAAGAAAAATAAATTTTCTTTTTATATCGCCAGAATATGCTATGATTTTTGATAGCTTTTCAACTTTGTTTGGTGCCTTCCTGCTTGTACACGAACATTTATATTTCTGGTCTTGTAACCGTTCATCAACATATTGGCAATATAAATCTCCGCCTGTGTTTCCCTCGAATCGTGTTTGCCTTATTCCGTTTCCTATAATTCTTCCCACCACTAAAGGCAACGTGACCTCTTTTGCTCCTTTATTAAATACCCAATCATAGATATATACATCTCCGTTATCATATTCTGCACCAATCGGCATTGATAAACTATCTCCGCCGCCCCATGCAACATCCACAACTCCAATACGGCGAAAATCTCCATCCGGCAATATTCCGTTGAAATATCTTAATTCGTCCGTAGGGAAAAGCAATCCTTCACGCACAAATGGTCGCTGCATAAATTTAGCTTCCCACTCTGCCTTATCGAGTTTCTCTCTCATATCTCTGTAATATTCCGTAGAAAAACCATTTATTTCATAATCAAAATTACTTTCGTCATTTTCGTCAAGCGCCGGTATTCTCCTAAACCTATACTCTGGATTTCCGTCATAAGATTTACGCAATCGTTCCAACGGGTCAAGAACGTTCCATAATGTACCGACCATCAATTCCCTTGCTCCGTCATTTTTACGGTCAACCATCTTATTCAGATATTCTTGATACGTATTTTCCATTCGAGTAGGGCTAAGGGAATGTTCACGATCTCTTACCAAGTCATCTACGTACAAATATCCGTCTTTTGATACATCGACCGCTCCTGTCCATGTTCCGTCAATGCCTCGGCAAGTAACTGTTGCAAATCTATCTGGATCTCCTAATGTAATAGTAAACTCATCTGCACTTTTGTCTGTTACAAGAGATTTATTTGCATATTCTGGATTCCAAAAGAAAAATAATTCATCAAATGCATATTCTTCTGTCGAAAACAAATTCATAAGTTCCTTATAAAATCCTTTTGCAAGGATTCCAGAGTGTCCGCCCATTGCAGAGTGGCTATTTGGTCTACGCATTGCAACCCAGGCAAGGAAGAATATACATATTGTTGATTTTCCGACACGGGATGGCATTGACAAGCCGTAAAATTTGATCTTTCTGTTTTCCAAATCTTCAAGGTCATTTACAACAACCTTCAAAGTCTTTCTTCTTGGATAATAAAACCGCTTACTCCAATTACGTTTACGCTCCATGTAATACATAAAGCTCTCAAAATTGTAATAGCTTTCCAATTTTAGAAGTTCATAATATTTGTCTATTAGGTCATATGGCGTATTATGTTCTTGTGCATATTTCTCTAAATCCCATATAGTTCCGCCTGTTTGTTTCATGCAGAATTGCTCTATAATACCCTTAGACCGCTTTGTAAGTTGTAACCCATACTCAATATCTTTTTCGCCGTTTATAGCCACCTTACAGGCTTCCACGTAAGCAGATATTACGGATTCATCGACAAGATGTGTCTTTATAAAATTGTCATATTGATTTACTGTGTTGATTAACTCTTTAGATGCCATAAAGAAAAGCACCTCCGCTCATTCAAGCAGAGATGCCGAAAAGAAATCTCTGCCTATAATTGTTTAAGGTTAGCGACTACAATCAATCTGTGGTCGGTAATGTTTTTATTAAAATTGCATTGTTCCATTGCAATACGGATGTAATTTATTCAGAAGCGCATTATAATCATCAATTACATATCTTACCGGAATTGCGTATGCTTTAATGTCATATTTTTCTGCTGTTTCTCTTTCGATCTGACATCCGCTCCAATCGTAACTCTCATGTATTCCAATAAATACATCAGCCTGCGCCAGCTTCTTAAGGCTTTCACCTAAATACCATACAGCTTCTTTGCTGTTTTTAGGTTGGTTATCCTCAATGTAGCTGTCGATAAGCTATAATTCCTCACCCTCATATATTTCAGCAATCTTTTTCATCTTCTGAATACTTGCTTTGATTTCTTCCTCTGTTCTGCCTTTCATTGGCACGCTTACAAATAATTTTTTCATAGTTTTCTATATCTCCTTTCACTTTATACATAACACCTTTTCAGAAACTTCAATACATTCTTTTCTCTTCTCATCATTGGTGCATTTACCATTTGCATTGTATCGGCAAGAACTCAGATTGCATTTTTTATTTTCATAAGCATTATTTATATTATCAATCCATTCACGAAACGGAACATTATTGATTGTGGCATTGTCTAATGCTTCATCAGACGCTTTTTGCACTATTTTTTGTATTGATATTTTCATTCCTCATAAACCTCTTAAATTCTTTCCTGCACTTAGGGCATAAATCATATTCGCATTTTTTCTCCCATATCCTCATAGGAAATGTTTGTTGTGCCAAATCCTTTGCAGTATATATGTTGTTTTCGTTCAAAGGATTGATTTCTTGTGTCTTTACATTTGCATAAAATTCGTCGTATCGTATTATTTCTTTGCCGCATCTATCGCAAGTGTGCCATTCTTTTTCATGTTTCATATAATTCCCTCGCTTATAAATCAAGTTTATTCAAATAATCTGTTCCGCTATTTTTGAGTGCCTTGCTGATGCCGTTAATCATATTAGCTATTGTCTGTTCGACTTCCTTTATCTTTTCAACGTCTCCACCGCATTGTAATGATAAATATCTTTTCTGCCAAACGCTTGCATTTACAACTATATTATTGTGGACATCTTTCTGTGTAACCATCATTCCACCGCCTTTTAAATCAACCCTAGCATCCATAAAATATCAAATACTGATATTTCCTCCGCACCCTCTCTTGTGTGCATAAGAATATCTTTAAGTTTTTCATTTTCTGCATTGCTGTATTTATCTTTGTTATACGCTTCTGAAAAACAATAATATTTGCAATATCCATAGCCTACCCCAAGTCTGTTGCCGTAAATGCTCTTCCCGACAATATCGTAATATTTTGGCACTTTTAAAATATTGTGTTTTTCATCTAGGGTACATTCCTTTTGTTCTGATTCTAGTTTTGATTGAAGATTTTTCAGAAAACTTCGTATATTCTGTTCTGATTTTGAAATATATAAAATAGTTTCATTCATTCTTTCACCAACTTTCTACCGCATATCGGGCAATAATTGATATCCACGTTTCCGTAATATGCATCATCCTCATAATGATATTTATTGAACCCATAAAAGCAAAGTTTATCGTCGATATAGCATAAAATAATTTTTTCTCTCGCAAAACCTATTTCTGTACACTCTATCTCTTCACCGTATGATATTCTTTTTATATCTTTGCAAAAATCACACATATCCCTCACTCTTATATCCGTTTCATGTAAATATTCTCTCTGATCTTCCCGGAAAAGAAATGCTGCAAGCTCTTAGACACGAGCCTGCCATTCATCTTGTAGTCGGTTGCGAAGTAATCATCAATCATCCACATATAATCTTCTGCTTCACAATCAACTACTTTACCGGTCGGATGGAAATATGCATCGACGATACTCTTAATTGCGCTGTCTGATACGTCTATATGCCTTATATCCGATTCTTCTTCGTATCTGCTGATAAAATATTGAATAATGTTTCTAAGTTCGATTATACGGCTTCCTGGCGTGTTCGGTTCTGTATATTTACTAACAAGGTTCGGAACATCATCAATTCGATATTTAACATTGCTTTGCCCAACCGCCTTTTCGGGAGAAAAGCATGAACTACCTTTTCCTTTAGGAAAAGCATAAGATGTATCAGTATTTTGTTTTTTAGTATTTAATTCATTAGTATTTATTTGTACTTGATTCTCTACCCCTAGAAATTCAGTAGGTAGATTTTCTGTGGGTTGTTTTTTACCATTCTGTATTTCGTTATCTCGAGGGGTCTCATATACTTCATAATTATATTTTATTCTACCTCCATTCATTTTTGTTGGGTTTTCTTTTTTGACAATAATATATCCAAAATCTTTTAATTCATTGATCGAAGATTTTATTGCAGTTTCGTTTTCTTTACATATCTTGCATAAACCAGCAATCGAATATTCCCAATCATCCGGTAAAGAAAGCATCATAGACAATAAACCTTTTGATTTCAAGCTAAGGTTTTTGTCTCTAAGATGCACATTGCTCATTACTGTAAAATTCTTACTTTTATGTACTCTTATTACTGACATACAAATACACCTCCATTCACATAACAATATCGTGAAACTTCTTGTGGCAATCGGAACAAAGAACTATTAAATCTTTATCTGCAACACTTCTTATGTGTTCTTCCCCGTGTCGATCGTATTTTTTATGGTGTACTTGAAGAATTATTCCTTTTTTAGAACATAACTCACATGAATAATTGGACTTTTTTAATTTGTAATTCCTTACTCCTTCCCAATAAGGAGTTTCCAGGAAGTCGCTATATTTCAATTCTTTTACGCTTTTCTCAACCATATTATCGTCGAGCCAATATTTATCCCAAAATCCATTTTTCATTATGATTGATATCTTTTGATTAGCTTTAAGCCCTTTTAGAAACTCTCTGTTTGGGTTTACGTAATAATTTATATATTTCATTGTTTCTGATCTATATTGAGCTTTACAATCTTCTGTATATTTGTCGCGTTCTTCTTTTTCCTTACGCTTTATTTCATCTTTGCATTTTTCGCAAAAAGAAATGTTTTTATTAACAGATCCGTCTCTTACAGATCTTACAATTTCAACAACTCTTGTTTTTGAGGCATTCTCGCTGTATTCGCATCCACATTTTTTGCAATGCAGTTTGACTATATAAAACGATTCTTCCTTTTTTGGATTTTTATCATATTTGTAAAATGCATTCAACATGTCATTTGTTTTTGCCTTTGCTAATAAATCCAATAATTCTGAATCAATACAATCTCCTCGCATTATCAACCTTTTATCTTTCCCATTGTTAGGGAAAATTATTGATTTTATAAACTCTATATCCATAATCAATACCTCCGCTTGATATTATTCCGCTAAAACAATAAATCCAGCAAACAGGCACAGCGGAAGTGCTTTTCGGTAGCTAACCTAGTTTGCTGTTAAATGGAGAAGATAGGAATTGAACCTATAATGTTTACCGCGTGGGAACAGATTTACAGTCTGCCGCAACACCACCAATCGTTGCCGCTTCTCCATGTGCGGTTTCCGATGCAGACATTGTAACCGGTGTGGTATGCCATGCATCGACATTTTTAATTTCGGCAGGGAATACCGCAACGCCTGCCTATCCGGTTGCGAACCGGACTCTTGATGCGGTGTGGATTTGCACCACACATGAAATTCCGTTAGTTAGTCTGCACCTACGAATAGGGAAAAATGGATTTTTATTTTCTAACGGATTTATTGGTGTAATTGCTTACAGCTTTTTACCAGACTTGTTAATAGCAATTCTTGTCGCACACCTTTTTCTTAACCATTGATTAGCGTTTACCTATTTCGCCACGCATCAACTCACATACAGGTTGGTTTTAGGATAATACAGATAACCAACAACTATATTTCCATTTCACTTGTATGTGAGAACGCCGACATCGTGAATCGAACACGAACAACATTTATATGTTGGATAGCTTAGCAAGCTATTGGAATACCATTATCCCATATCGGCAAAACACCGCCTGTTACGGTATGCACATCCGAAAATGTGCATGGTTGGATTCCACAACATTGGGAGAACAAAAAATGCCCCTTTGCAAGGGAATCGACACGGAAGACTCGAACTCCACCTATATCGCAATATGCGAATTATGCTAGCCAATTACACTACATGTCGAAGCGACTTTTTTCGCCGCGGGTTAGTCGAAATTGTGTGGCGCACGCGTGAACACCACGCAAAATCCAAGACTGTTCGTTAGTCAATTATCGCGAATCAGTGACATAGAATCAGACAAGATATTACATTCACAACCCGATAAAAAATAGTTTGTTGCGTCAAAACGTATTCCTGGGTATGCAGGTTGTGAAATACGAAGCACCCGGAATCGAACCGGAATTTACGGGAAAACGTGGGGTGTGTAAAACCGTATGATCTGCCATTGATCTATACTTCGTGTGCGCATCCTTCTTGTGGAGGGAAAATGCGCAAAGGAGAAATGTGTGTTCCCCATGGGATAAATGGGTTTATACGTGCCGGCATTCAACCGGCAAAACCCACCGAGCCTTGTGACGGCTCTTTAATCAGCATTCCGCTAGTGGGTTACGAAAGGAGGATTCCAAAATGAAAAACATTAAGAATCCAAACTGCCCTAGTTGGATTCGAACCAACAAATGCAGGAGTCAAAGTCCTGTGCCTTACCCTTTGGCGATAGAGCATAAAAACGCTTATGCAGCGTATTCTGACAAAATCCTGTCTAAAGTCGGTCGTGATACACCGATATTCTTCGCAAATGCAGACTTTGTGATCTTACCGGACCGGTAAAGAATCAAATTGCTATCAAGCAATTCACTATCTACAGTTTTCTTTGTGCCACCCTTGTATTTTCCTTCTTTCTTTGCGATGGCAATTCCTTCTGCCTGTCTCTCTCTGATATGTTCTCGTTCAAGATTCGCAACATAAGAAAGAATCTGCAATACCAGATCAGCGATAAATGTATCTGTCAAGTCTCCGGTTCTTCCGATAGTCGTGTCAAGCAACGGCATATCGAGGACCTTAATATCTGCTTTAATCGTCTTAGTAATTCTTCGCCATTCATCCATGATTTCATCATAGTTTCTACCGAGCCGGTCGATAGACAGAACAATCAAAACATCATCGCTTGTTAAGTTGGCAATCATAGTCTGATAATCAGGTCTTTCAAAGTCCTTACCAGATAACTTGTCAGTGTAAATCTTTTCACATCCAGCATTTGTAAGTGCTTCTAACTGTCTTGCAAGGTTCTGTTCCTTGGTTGACACTCTCGCATAACCTATAATCATAAATACACACCCCTTATCTTTAATTGATATGGGTATTATATCATATGTTGTATTGATTTTCAATACATTTCAATACATTTCAATACATTTCAATACATTGTATCGACTTTCAATACAATTTTGTTTGATTTTTCATTGTCTGTATGTTATCATCAATGCAGGAGGTGCATATTATGCCGAATGATATAAAATATAGTCCGTTTGCAATAAGGCTTCCGTCCGATCTTCGCAAAGAGCTTGAAGATAAAGCAAACGCCGAAAGCAGATCGCTATCTAACCTTATCGTAAGAATCTTGGAAGAGTGGGTTCAGAATAATTAAGTCGCAAATCAGCGGCTTTTTTATTTTTCCGACAACTCGATATATTTATCCAGATACCACTTTGCTTTTTTGATGTCTTCAACGCCATTTTTGTTATTGTGACGGTAGATGTACTTAAAAGCATTGCACACGCAGAAGTCCATAACAGCTTCTTTTCCTTGTGTTTCTATCATAACGTCGATGCACTCAAAGTCCCCTGTCTCATAATGCGACGGATGATTGACATTATCTGTTACAGTTCTTGTTATTACTCCACATTCGTTCATCATATCCACCTCTTAACTATCCGTATTGCGTATACGTGAGATAAAATCCACTTTGCAATCGTTGACACCGGGTTTCCGTCATATTCCTGCCTCGAATACAGAGAAACAAGGTAAATCCGGTCTGTGATTCTGCAAACCTTATATCCTGTAGAACGGAGCCGGTGTATGTCTCGATACGTTATCATGCTTCTTCTACCTCGTCTCCCCACAGCTCCAGATACTTCTGAACATCATGCTCACCGATTGTCATCTTTGCATAATCTTCATTTACATGAATAATATTTGAATATTTAACATTCGTCTGACAAATATATTTATTGGAATCCAAGCTGAACCATGTGTTATTGTCAATATCTCTATTGCACCGAAACCATCTTCCGTTTTTAGTCCTGAACAATGCAAAACCATCAGAATATGAATCTTGCCAACTAATAATCTGTTCGGAATCCTTTGTGCTATATCGGAGGCCCTTAGAAATAATCTCTGCGTGTGTAACGTCTGTTTGAGATTCAAACTCTCTGCGAATTACAGGTGTTTCTTTTTCTTTCTTCTTCCTTAAAAACCACATGTTTAATCTCCTTCTATTCGATCACGCCTTTTTTTATTTTTTGAAAAATTTTTAGAAATTAAAATTCTATTTATCTAAAATCTATATATCCGTTACCTGTAAAACCCTTATATATAACAATCATATATGTATTAAGCCTATATAATTTAATTATTTATTATATGTGTATGTGTAATGGTTATATATATTTATATTATATATAATAGGGCTTTTTGTTTTGAAAAATGTTTGGGGTGCTTAGTAGGGACGTTTTTTGGGCCCTGTCCAACCCCCACCCCCTGCCAGCTGATCTGTTGGAGCTGATCCGCTGCCGTTTTTGCTCCGTCATTTTGCACAAATAAAACCGGAATTAACACTGTAAAAACTAAGTACACTCTGTTTTTACACTATCAACAACTATATCTTGTGGTTTTAGCTCTATCTGTGCTATATCCTGTGGTTGTGTGTCTAATCTTGGAAGCTGTGCAGCTGTAAGCGGTTGCTGTTGCCGGTTGGCGTCGCTCGTATATGGAGAAGCCCAGCCGAATTGTCTATTGAGTACAGCTATCACGCCGACAGGATTCTTGTTACCTGTTACAAGCTTATTAGAAAGCGATTCCTCGCGATTTTCGCAAAGTTTTTTGTATATCCTCATACCCGTTGAGCTTAGCCGATCCGGTTTGTTCCATGTGGTCACTGTATCGTTGTCTATGCCTGTAAGATTACTAAAACCCATAATAGATACTTCTTTATCATATAACATAGACATATATATATAATAATCACATATATCATTTAATAGATCATAGTTATATCTGTTATAATTACTCATAATATTATTATTTATATTATATATATTGCTTTTATCTCTTAATATATCCTTGTCTCTAAATACATGGCGTTGGATATATCTAAGGCATGCGTTATATACAGACTGAGAAGCGGCGCGCATGTCCTCAATCTCTTGTTCTTCGCAAAAGATACGCAAATACATAGCTATATCATTTTCAAAGGTTTCTATGCCCTGTACCTGTTCGACCTGTTCCATGTTCGCGCCTTCCTTCCTGATCTTTGGCAAATAAAAAAGCCGGCTAGACTGATCTAACCGGCGAAAGTTCATATATAGCGCCCTCTTGCCTTGGCTTGTTTGTTATCTGCTCCGGGCGCATCTGCATATAACAACTATATACAAGCTTTATAAATTGGCTATACTATACCACTATATCTTGAATATGTCAATAATCTATGTGTGTATAGGCTCTATATCTTGTATATTTGTCTTTTATATGTCTATCAGGCATATAATTATATATAAACAAAAAAGCGACTATGAAAGCCGCTTTCCTGTCGTTGTAACATACCAAGAATAATATAAAAGGGAACTATAACCCTTTAATATAAAACATGTATATTATAGTGCTATATAATATATATTGTCAATATAATATATTATAATTTAATCATTGACATATAAATAATATAAGTGTATATTATAAACACGATATAACCATATTGGAATGTCAAATAAATCATTTACATTTATTTGCACAATTTAACCACATTGGAGCCGGCGCCTATTAATAGGCGCCGGTTATTCTTTCATACATAAAATTTGTTAGCCTATTGTCGAATTCTCCGCCGTTTATCATGTCGCACGCTTCCGCCTGCGTTCCAAAATGTCCAATAACTGTGCCGTCTCCACTGCATCCCATGATGCATTTTTCCCCGTCCGCGTTGATATATGTATGTGCATAACACCACAGCGCATACCTTGCACCTGGGAAAGTCATTTGCTGCATCCCTCCATCAACATAGTCATAGTCCTTTATAGCTAGCCTTGAGCCTGTTCTCTGCTCTAAATCCTTTACCGCTTTTTCTAATCTTTTAATCATAAATACCGCCCCTTTCTAATCTTCACAATAACTTTTTACAACTTCTTCCACTTCTTCAGAAGTGAAGCAACCACCGAATACATCCGCCATATTATTGATATCTGTCTGACTGATCTGCTCGCGTGCTTTGTCGCTTAATTTCAACCCGTCCAGATAATCAGCAACCGCTTTGTTGAGTTTCCGGAGCTGATCGCCGCCCCTTCTCGTGATCTCGTCGATCTGGTCCATCGTCATTTCTTCGTATTTCATAATTACCACCCTCCAGCCGTTCGGCTGCCTTTCGTTTTTGTTTGATCTTATTATAACGCTATCGTTATATTATGTCAATAGTTTTTCCAACTTTTTCAATCCATAAACGGACATTTACCCGAATCGCCTTGATCCGCTTGATCTTCTGTGATTTTTTGCTGATCTTCTAAGTGATCAAGCACACATTTAACTATAAATCCGTTTAGGCTTTCTCCTGCTGCCGCTCTGATCCGCTCCTCATCTTCTTTTTTGAATCTTACAAGAGCCTTGAAATATGCGTTTTTTTCATATTTAGCGGTTGCTTTTGCTTGCGCCTTTGTTGCCATAATAACGCCACCTTCCTATATAATGATAGCGTTATTATAACGCTACTATATATATATGTCAATGCTTTTATAAAGATATCGTTATTATAACGCTACTATATAATATAGAAGGAAAGCAACATATAAAGCTAGCTTTATACATATTGCACAATGAATATATAATGATAGCGTTATATATTTATGCATTATTCCATCTTGTAATAATATAACGATAGCGTTATACTATAACCAAGTTAAGAAACCAAGCACCAAACGAAAGGAATGAATCAAATATGAAAAATTACAAGATCACAGACAAGGCAACGCAGGCAATAATTGGAGTTGTAGCAATGACACTAGATCAGGCGCGGAAGGTTGAAAAGGATTTCATAGTTAAGGAGGCATAAGACATGGAAAGATCTATTTTAGAAAATATGGTATTTGCTTTCATGGTCGGAGAATTAGGAATTGAACCGATCACAGCAAGAAAAGAAGTTGAAAAAATGACGGATGAACAGTTAGAAAAATTTATTGATTAGCCGAAACGCTCCGACCTTGGAGCGTCAGCCGTGGGATGGTCTCCCGGCTCTGATGATGGCAGACTAAAAAAGGCGGCACGCCTACCAAGCATAGCCGCCACCAATCAAAAAAAGAAAGGTAGCTATATTATAGCACAGGTGAAAAGAAATGAGAAGAACAAACAGCAAGGGAGATTTTAGCAAGTAAATAATTGGCAAGGTTGGCACGCTTCCGGGGTTCGATTCCCCGGCTTGCTTTTACCCGGAAGGGAATAAATAAAAGAGAGGTAAAAACATTATGAACAGATTAGAAGAAGCGAAAAAGGCATTTTTAGAAGTTAGAAGCATTTTGACAGAAAAACATGAAGACTTTGCGCTTGCAAAAGCATATAAAAAGCCTTGGAAGTGGTACAGGGAACACACAACACAAGAAGCTATTGAGATTTTAAGAGCAGAAGTAAAAGCAAATTAACCGCCGCAGAGGATGCACGCCGGAGCGATACCGGCGGCGGTTTTTCGCTCTTTTTGGGCGTATTATATTAAGATAAAGGGGGCTTTATTATGAAATGCGATAAATTGCTACAGGAAGCAAACAAGCAATACAAGGATATTATAGCATCCTTGGATGCTTTGAAACGCGGAGAAATAAGCGGAAGCAAAGCAAACGCGGACATCATGCGCGCATTTGATCGGGTTGATGAATCAATAAAAGAATATGAAAAGCAATAGCCGGGATTTTTTCGGCTTCTTTTCGTACCTTGACAATTTGACGATATAGGCATATTATAGCCTTAATTATATCCATAAGTGTATTTATATGCCTTGTATGGTTCGCGTGGCTCTGTGGGCGTTCTACGCGTTCACAGGTGCAAATATTCGCTTGTTATAGCCTTTAATTTGTGCGCTTTGAAATTCTGCAACCACGCCCGGACAAGATCAGCAAGACAGACACCCGGAGAAGTGCGCCCGGATTCCATCGCCGGAGCATGTCGGAAGATCAGGACACCCAAACCGGCGCAGCGGTATATCTGGAATTTTTGCAATATGCCAGCGATCCGCAAAAGATCAGCGCAAACGATCAGCACGAGCCCGGACAGGCCCCGGAATAAATCGCCCAAGATCAGCCGACCGGTGGAGATCAAAAAACAGGCATTGAAATTGTGAAATCGTGAAATTTCCGACCAAAATCTGTGAAAAAATTTTTTGATGGTCGTGGGAATATTTAAGAAACATAGGGGCGTTCAAATTCTGCCAGGGTAAAATTTAGAAAATCAAAAATTTTTTGAAAAAATTCTGAAAATTATTTTTCTTTAGTCACTGTAATTTCAAGAAACATAGGGGGATATTAAATTCTCGTAGACCCATCTGACACATTTTGAAATCCAAATATCAAAGATTTTGCAGAATAATCGCATTTCCCCAACTCTTCTATCAACTTATCGCGTGTCATTTCCGGGTTTGTTCGGCGAACATATTTAAGCATTTCATCTATTTTATCCATATCTTTTCTCCAATACGTTTTGTAAAATATCATCGGCAAGGTATATAATATCTCTACCATAAAGCGACATAAAATCAGCGATTATCTCTTCTGTCGGCATATCAATATGGCAATCATAAGAAAACGAATAGCAATGCACTAATTCATGGCATAGTACCTTGTTTGTCATATAATCAGACATACCTCTTGCAATGCTAACCGTCTTGGCATTGTTGTCGGTAACGCCTAACGTATATACGCCATCCGACCGGCGCAATTCTTCACTATTTGGACGCACAAATTGCAATATCCAATTTTCTTCATTGATTGTAAATACCATGTTTATACCTCAAATAAGGCTATGAGCGTTGCACCCATAGCCTGTTGTGTAAATTACATCTTGCTTACAAGTGTCGTAAGTTTTGACTTCGCCATGTTCATTTCTTCTTGCGACATACCGGACATCAAATCTGTAATGTCTGCCGAAAGCTCCTTCATGTACTTTTCAAGTTCACGCATCTTTGCTTCCTTGTCCTGTGGTGTATTTGCACGGTGAATTTCCTTTGTTTCCGTGTAATTACGCTTTGCACGGTCGTAATTGCTTTCGTTCATTTTTGCATCGTGCATACCGGTCCCACGACCATCAATACCTGTTTCGGTAAAGTACATACGATCTCTCGTGTATCTATCCATATCTCGATACATCTCTGGTGTCATGTGGTAATAAGGTTCACTATATCCACGCTGATACGTTCCGTGTCCTTTTGGCGCAAATCTGCCATCGGCATATCTATAGTGATCATAGAATCTGCGTTCCGGATAATCTTCGTACTGTTCAAGCATACGCATAATATCCTCATTATCTTCCGACTTCTTCATTGCTTCAACAATTTTGTAGTCTTTGTCATAGCAGACAATGTTCTTTGCAATCTCCGTCCAATCCTTTAAGTCGTCAAGGCTTTGACCGCTGAAATTGTCAAGACCGATAGATTCAGCGTTCGTTTTTACGCATTCCATAATTTTCTTTGCAAACTCATGCATACAGATCACCTCCTACGCTTCACGAACAACAATCAAATTACTGTTCTGAACCTCAATAGCCTGTGTAGATGTATTTTGCACCGCTACTGTACTGCAACATCCGCAAGGTACGTCGATATATGCTTGCGCTGATACGTTGAACAGATTTTCAACCGCTGCCGGTGTTACAACCATTCTTGTTGATTGTAAAGGCTCGCCATCTACCGCAAGTGCAAGCGAAATAGCTTCTACCGTACCGCCTGTTGGGATTTGAATGTTTCCGGAATACGATGCAAGGAATCTTGCTCTGCATTGATTTGTGATTCCTCTCAACTTGACAATACCACTTCCCTGTCTGTGAACAATGCACTTGCTACCACATACAGGTGTTTCTGTCAAAGCGACATCTTCTCCGGCTGCAACAGTTTGTAATGCAATTCCTGTAAATTCTGCCATAATAATATTCCTCCTTACTTCAATTCGCTTATTGATTTTGGAACGTTGGTTTCAGAATCACCCTTACCTGATTTAAGGGTTTCAACCAAGGTTTCCATATAGTCTTTTTTTGAAAGCTTATCCATCGTTTCTGTGATTTCAGAAACAGTTTTAAGCTCATTTACACTAAGTTTCTCGAAATCAATCTTCTTGATTGCTTCGATAAATTTCTCTTTGATTTCGTCCATGTTGTTATACCTTCCTATCCATAAAATAAGGGCAAACATTATAGTCTGCCCTTGGGTTATAAGTAATACTGCATAGCAGACATAATCGAATTAAACTCAATTAAGATACTCAATTATTTTGTTGTGATTAGCATCCGCAACTCTGATTACATCCGCATCCATAAGCGTAAGCATTTGGATTTGGAACGACATATGCCGGGACTGCAGTCGGATTTACAGAATTGACGATCTGCTGTGTCTGTGCCGTCATTGCAGTAGTCAGAAGTGCATTCTGTCTGTCCTGTGAAGCAGAAAGTTCAAGCTTCTGTACCTTATCTCTCAAATCCGCATTTTCTTTTGCACATAAGTAGTCAAGAATTGCTCTTGTTCCTGCTTGCTGGCTGTCGATGATGTCTCTTGTGTTGCTATTTATTGTGTTCTGCAATGCGCAAGTGTTGGTTGCCATATTGTAGTTAACGCCCTGAATAGCTTCACGAGTTTCACAGCAGCAGTTTGCAAGCTGTGCCTGCAATGCATTTGTGTTCTGCATATTTGCGATTGTGTCAGCGTTAATTGCCTGCTGGATGCCATAGCCTGTCTGCATGATATTGGTGTTGATTCCGTTAAATCCTGTAAGCATACTGTTGTTTACAGCGTAGAATCCATCACACAGACCGTTTGTGATACCGTCAAGTTTGCTGATAACAGCCTGATTGTCGAATCCACGCTGAATTGCGCTGTCTGTATAAGCGGCGGCTGTAGAACCCATTCCATTTCCATTTCCCCATCCGTTGTTGCCAAAACCGCCCCAACCGAAGATAAGAAGAATGACAATCCACCATGCGCCATTGCCCCACATACCATCATTGTCTCTGTTGTTGCCTGTTACTGCCGCAATGTCGGCAAGGCTTACTCCGTTACTAAACATATTAGTTTACCTCCATTTGTTTATTTACAAATAGGGAACCTTGGTTTTTACTCTGTCCGGACAAAACCCTAATATGTACTAGATTTATCTAAACATTTGATTTATGTCGTTCATGCTGATTCCATTTTCGCCCATAAAGTTATTAAGCGTTTGCTCCACTCCAGCCATATTGCCGGATTGAATATTTTGCAAAATGCTACTTGCCATCTGGTTTCCTTGACTTGCCGCATTTTGAAGGCTTTGCATAGCCGCCTGTTGCGGATTTTTGATTGCTTTTAATTTATTTATTGCCTGCATAATTCCTTGATTCATCATAAAACCACCATCCTATTACTTTTTATGACTAATCTATGACTAAACTTGGACTAATCTTGACTAACTTTTGTTCTTGCATTAGTCTTAGTCAAAGATTTCTCGTCAATTTTCTTTTCAAGTTCTTCCATCTTCGAAAACAATGTGTCAAAGTGCTTGTTAAATATCTCTGTGGCTTCGTCTGATAGCCCTATTTTCAATTTTTCTGTATCTTGTGATAACTTGTTAGGGTTATCATTTTGAATCGGTTTAAAAACCATTGTAGAGATTGTTCCATCTGCGCTCCATTGCTTCGCGTAAATCTCCGACAAGTCACTCTTTGGGAAAAATGCAACGCTTCCATTCATCGGAACATCATTGGCAACGATAGAATCTTGTGACTGCACGACTTTACCGAATATTCCCTGTTGAATCTGCTCCGGCTGTTGCTGTTGCTGGAATCTCTGAATGTTCTGCATAGGGTTATACGCCTGTTGATATTGTTGATACTGTGGCGCATAACTATTCACCTGTGGCATCTGATACGGATTCATCTGCATTTTGCTTTTCCTCCTCGTCCATAATGTTTTCGATCGCGTGAACGACCGCCGATTGTGTATTTAAGTCCAGCGTCATAATTGCTGGATGCGAAAATATTTTGGTTAAAATCTCGTCTGTAAACATAAAGCCTCACTCCTTTATGATTTAATTTTTGCATAAAAAAAGACGCTTAAAGCGACAAATATATGACACTTTAGCGACATCGAAATAAATTATTATATTAAAAAGTGTAGTAAATACGGCGTATCAGAACGTACTATATGCCATACCCACGGCGTATAGTAGGTGCTAAAAATTCTTTAATTGAATTTCCACATTTCCGTTGACTATAATTATCTTGTCTATTATAGTCTTTAATATCTTGTTTTTAGCTGGCTTGTCGATGTCGTCCCAAACATCGGCAAGTTTTTTAATATTCTCGTAAACAAATTGCTTTTTCGGATTGTTGTCTCCGGACTTTTGTTCTTCCTTGATTGAATCGTCGAGGTTTTTTACTTTTGATTCCTGATCTTTTATCATATCTAAGACTGTATCGTTTCCGTCGGCGTATAATTCATACAGCCGTTTCAATTTTGATTTTTCCTTATCTAACTGCGACTGCATTATGTCTATCTTGTTTTCTTTTTCTTTTGGCTTATATTTTGACAGATTTACAGATATTTTCAGCATTTCCGATTCAACAATATTCTCGATATTATCCGCCCATTCTATAGAGTTATCGCAATCGTTGTTAAAGTTCGGAAGATAGTACAAATCCTTATTCCGTGAGCAGCAATAAATCTTTCTAACTCCATTCGTCCATTTTTGATAACGCATCTTGCAACCGCAAACTCCACAATAGCACAGACCTGTAAGCATATTGGGAGTAAGGTTTTGGCAATAAGATTTTTTGCTTCTTCTTGATTTTCTTATTTGCTGTGCCATCTCAAACTTATCTTTATCAAAAATAGGTTCGTGAAGTCCTTGGTATATGTTCCCTTTATACGGAATCATCCCTATGTTTACAACACCTGTCAATATGCTTCTTACAACCAATTCGCTTGTATATCCTAAAATTCTTTGAATCGCTACATCGGAATTTCCGGCGATAAACAAATCAATAGCCTTGTTCGCTTGTTCTGCTCGTTCCGGAATTGGTATCAATATGCCTTTTTCTTTGCTGTATGTATAACAATAAGGCGTATTCCCTCCACCCATCCAATACCCTTGTTTGACACGTTCCAGCATTCCTCCACGCATACGAAGCATCATAGTATTCTTATCAAGCTGTGCAAATACAGCCATCATTTGAGTATATGCCTGCTCCATCGGACTGTCATAAGATATTGAATCGTGAACGCACTTAAATTGCACGTTGTTGGGTTGAAAAACTCTTTCAATCATGTATATTCCGTCAACCATACTTCTTGACAATCTATCAAGTTTGAATGCGACAACACATTTCACACGTTTTCTGCCGCAATCGTTTATTAGCCTTTGCAACTCCGGTCTATTCATATTAGCACCGGTATATCCGTCATCAATGTACCAATCAGAAATAATCAATTCGTTTTTTCTACAATACAATTCTATGTCTCGCTTTTGGCTTTCAAGTCCGTTTCCTTCTTCTGCCTGTTTTTCTGTCGAGACACGCATGTATGCAACACATTCCATTTTTTATACCTCCTATCAAAAATGTGCCGCATTACTACACTTGCGACACATTTTAGTTCATTCTTTATTTACTGTCAATCGCTTCTGCAATCATCCTTAACACTTCATCTGGCAATTCAATATTTTCAACATCAATCTCCTTACCCTCGATGGTTACTATAACCATTTATCACCATCTCCTTCAACACGAGATATCTTGTCTCGTATGCAACTAATTTTCCTGTTTACTGTCCTGTCGCATATAGACATCCTATATGCTATTTCCGATATTGTGCTTCCCCGGCACAGCATTCTAAAAATCTGTTCTTCTTCATCCGTAAAGTTTGCTTTAGCAAGAATCCCCTCAATTTCTGGCTTAGTAAGTCTTGAAAACTTCATAAGCCATTTCTCCTTTTTATTTGATAAACAATCTGTTATTGCTCTTAGACATTTTTTCTCTGTTCGTTTTCTTTGCTTTTTCACAATTCATCTGATAGTGCTTCTCGCAAACCTTGTACCCCGGCTTTACAGGAACCCCACACCAATAGCACAATCCCATTTTCACTCGATCTTTTCCATTTTCTGAAACCGGCGTTCCTGTTCTGTTTTTTTCTAGGCAACTCTCACATGCACTAGTGTTTTTCGTCATTTTTCTACCACATCTAGGGCAAACTCCGGCGCTTTGTTTGACTTTATACCTTATTCTTGCATATTCGTTTCTTTTGTCTTTATCTTCCTGCGTTTCTCGTTCTCTTTCTCTTGCCTTTGATTCTGCGTCCTTTGCCCTACATTCAACGCATGTTTTTTCTTGCCCCATGAGCTTATTTTTTTTACATCGAGGGCAATATCCATGATTTCTATACCAATTTCGTGTCTCCGTTTGATTTATAACGTCTTTTTTCGCACATTCAGAACACGTAGATTTTCCCGTCCGATCATTGATTTTGCCACATTGACCGCATCTTCCCTCTGCAATATTTTTGTGATATGTACTACTCATAGTTTTAAAGGATAGCAAATCGCGATTTATGTCCGGACAAATCTATCTGCCTCCTTTCTCTGAATTTTTACTCTTTCTTCCGCATAACCAATTCATAATCGGAATCCGGGTATGTGATTGAATACTCTGTGCGCTTTCCGTGTTCATTTTCCATGTTACCAATAAACCATTCATATACAGCAGCTATAACATCATCTGTAACATCTGTTTTATCGCCAACCCACATCTGTTTTTCTGTGTCTTGCGTTCCATAAAAAATTTTGTTTGTGATTGGGCTTACTCCAAATCCTTTTTTTCTCGCCATCTTCAAACCTTCTTTCTTCATCCATAAATACTACCTCAATCTGTAATTGCCACTTTCTTTGAACTCGACCACATAACCCTTAGACATCTCAATGATTCTGCTCCCAAGAGCTTCATCAACCGAAAGCAAATCCTTCGGATATTTCTCTGTTGAAACGATCATAGGCAACCGCTTCAAGTATCTGTGATTGATAAGCTCGTACATAATGTTGATATCGCTTTCTGTGATTTTTCCCTTGAACAGATCGTCAATAAACAGAACGCTCACATTCTTCATGCGGTTTATCTCTTCTGAATACTCCACATTGTCTGTAATATTCTGTTTCAAGCGTGTAATTGCATCCCGGTAACTTACATACTGAACAGGTGTGCCATTCTTGATAAGCTGGTTAGCAACGCAAAAGCCTAACATTGTCTTACCCCTTCCCGGAAGTCCTGTAAGTAATAAACTGTTATTTTTCTGATATCGTTGCATCGGTAAATCCTTGCAATACTTAGCAGCGGTTGCTTTCGCAATCTGTAATTCCGGTTCACTAAACGTCTGGAAATCATTAAATCGAACATTCACATCTTCCGCATCAATGCCACTTGCTTTCATCAATCTGCGATATACTGTTTGCGCCATGCAATCACAATCTCTTGCTACCGACCTACCATCTGCATCCTTAACGATTACAATGTGTGTGTCTTTGCATATGGGGCATTTATAATCCGGCTTGAAATTCCTGTTTGCGCTTTCTACTCGCATCCTTCGTAGTTCATCAACCATTCCCATCTGATTCACACTCCCTTATAATTTCTACCGCCCTGATGAGTCCATCAGAAAATGTATTTTCATTTTTGCAAATGGCGTGTTCGTCGGCGTATTTGTCGAAGTTTTCACAAGATGCATCTGATTCTTCGTTAAGTCGGTCAATTAAGCGGTCCGTATTAAATGCAGTAGGTACTTTATGTGCCATTATATCCTGCAAATCTGCGTTATATTCAAGTATTGACCACTCGCTAGGTGCTCCCTTGTCAATCTGTTTTTTGAAATATTCTCTGATAGCCTTTTCAACGTCTCCAATATCAACTAATCTCATTCTTTACCACCACCCTTTATGATCTCGATTGCATCATCCAAATTAACTACAAGCTCTCCGCCCATGCCGTCATTCCCGAACCGTTCGTATGATACTTTCTTTAAACGCTCTACAACCTTATCTACGTCATAGGAGGTCTTTACGAGCGGTAATGCTTCGTGCCACCTACCGTCATTCCCTGCGACTAACAATAAATGGTCATCTCCTATGACACATACATTCTCGCGTATGAATTTTTCAAGGTCTGCTACATCAATCAATCTCATTCTTCATCACTCCAATCTAACTTCTGTCCGCACTGGTGGCAGTACTTTAAATCGCTTCTAACTATTCTTCTTTCGCATACTGGGCATAACCATAATGCTGTACAACCTAAATTTGCAATATATAGCGGTTTCTTAGGAATTTGCTTTTCAAGTGCTTGTATTGCCATTCCATAAGCATTTTCAAAAGAACATCCCCATGAAGTATCACAAGGGATTGCCTTACCAAGTTCATTGCAGTCATATTTTAGTTCTTCGATAGCTTCACTCTCTGTCATATTATCCCTCACTTTCTTCTTCTTCCGCATTGCCTACTGCAAGTGCTAAAAATTCGTCAAATTCATCTGTTGTAATATCCCAACTGTCGCACCAATCGTACAAGGATATTCTTTGGCACTCTTTTTTAAGTGCATATGCTATTGTTTCTGCTGTTGATTTCTTCATCTAATTTTCCTCGCTTTCTTCAATACAAAAATTCCAAAACCACTGAAATGCTTTAAGAATTTGTTCTTTAGTCGTTCCATTGTGTGTTGGCATTTCTAAGAACATTTTTAATGCTTCAATTTTTTCATCTTCTGAATATTTTTCAGAATTTATGTTATGAACTATTGCACAAGCAACTCCTATATTCATTTAATTTCCCTCACTTTCTGGTTTATCACACACCTCAAACTTGATAACCCATACCCACGGATTTATTCAATACTCCTCTCTAATAACTCCATATTATCAAATGTATTTCCAATAATCTCCATACAATCCACATAATCGTAAATGTGTTCTTCTTCGTAAGTTCCATCTTCGAGTAACACGTTAAAATAAAATCCTGCTTCATCTTCATTCCAACCAATGTAGCCACAGCATTCTTCAGCCAGACAATTTACAATATCATTTTCCCATATCAGCTTGCCGTTCTTATCCTTCAAGCCTGTGCATTGGCAGATTGTGGATGGGTCTATTTCGCTCCACCCGTCTGTTTCGCTACTAGAATAAAATATCGTGGTAGGTTCAAATATTAGATGAACTTCTTTGCCGTACATATCTAAACCTTTTACATACTGTCCTGTAACCCATTCTCCATTGTCAATTCTCTTCGCTTTAAATAAATATCTATCTTCCATTTTCTTCACCTCTCAATTCTTTCAGTTTTGCTTCTGCTTCGGATTTTGTAAGGAATACTGTTTTACCAATATTCTCTAGAAAATAACAACTCTCACCCATGTCATCATCATTGATAGCATCAATTCTTATGACTGTTCTGTCTTTATGAAGCTGCTTAATATATAGCTGCAAAACACGCATCATAATAACCGGCTTTTTTGCTCCTTTATTTACCCGGTACAAAGTATCTCCCACTTTACAAGGTAGAATAACAAGTCTGCACTGTTCCTCCAAGTCCTCATATTCGCCCAATTTATCTATCAGCAAATTCTTATAGTCGTAACTGTTTTCTCCACACGGTAAACTATCAAAAGCACCATGTGTTCCATCTGAATAAGTCTTGGTTAATCTACTCATTTTTTTCTCCTTTCACTCTCCAAACATTTTATTTATTTCTTCGTCGCTCATAATTGGCACGCTCTGTCTCTGCCGTTCTGCAAGCGAATCTAACTGCATATCGGTTACGGATTTAGGCTTTGCATCTTCGGATATATGTCTGCTTCCATAATCATTTTTAAGTCCATATACATCCGACCAGCAATGATCTACCGACTGATTCAAAATCTTAATTGCCAACTTAGTATCTCCACCAGACAATCTTTCAATCTTATTTTTCATACGTGTAAGTGCCTGCTTCGTAGCAATCGGCTTTTTAATCTTCTTGCGCATATCCAAAAATTCAGCGAATGCAGAATTAAGATCGGGATCATCATAATGTTTCGTTTTTGCCCCTATATTATTCTTATATTCTTTACTTCTTTTATTCTTTACTTCTTTTATAATAGGAAGGTTCGTTATCTGTTCGTTATCTGATTGCATTTTGATTGCATCGGTGCTTGTGATTTCATCGCATTTTTGCTTGTTATCTGATTGATACAAATTGTAGTTTTTTATAGTAAATACGCTATATTTACTATGTGATTTGCTTGTGATTTCGCCTGTGCTTTTAAGGTGCTTTAGCGCGTTGCGAACTTCATTGTCTGTTAAGCCTGTTTCAGATGCCAATTTTGATATGGAAGATGGAAAAGAACCACGCTCGATCAGTTCGCCTTTGTAGTACCCATCTTTCCAATATGCAGACACAAGCATGAAGAAAAACAATCTAAATGTGTTGAAATCATCCCACCATTCCCATTCAAGAATCTTCCGATCTATCTTTACAAAGTTTCCCATAAAATCATCACTCCTCAAAGATTGCAATTCCATGTTTCAATGCGTAAAGGTGTTCTTCACATGCACAGGGGCTATTCTGCCATCCCTTTAACATGTAAATAGCAAAGCACATAGACAACATGCATATAGACATCTTCATATATTCTTCATGCGTCGTATCTTCCGGCATATTAGAATTTACTTTTGCTGGGTTGATTACACTGTATTCTGCATTTGCTCCATTTAAGCGTTTCTCAGCTTCTTCAAAGCGTTCCATGTAGTCTGTAGTTCCCGTGATCGGACCGCTAATATAAATCCTAATTTTCTTAACCATTGTCTTTCAACTCCTTTGCAATTTTGAGAAGATCATCGCGCGTAAGATTCTTACATTCTCCAGCGTAATATCCACATTGTTTATCTACCGCTTTGATAAAATCATCAATCGCTTTATCGTAAATATCTTCAACAGTATTTACGTCGTATGCATCACATAATGCCTGATGCTGTTCTCTGTATGCTTTTAATTCTTCCAGCCATTCTGCAAGCTGTTCATTCTTCTTAGCAAATTCTAAATCCAAATCGACACGATTGTTCTCTGCATCGTCTTTAAAATCTTTTATCGCTTCATCAATTGTCATTATCATTGACTATATACCTCCTTCCCACGCTTTAAGCATTGATTTCTTGCTATCTATCGAATTCTCGTTGTAATAGCATCCAAGTTCCCAATAATACTGATTCTCCGGCGTGTAAATCGTAACCTGTGACATATAATCACGTATCATAGCCATAGCCTTATCTTTCCGCTTCTTGTCAAGGAAGATAATCGGTCGTATTCCGTAACGCTTCTTATATGATTTTTTCCACTTTCTGTGATTCATCACTCTTCATCCTTTCAATACATCTATTCTGTTTCTGACATACATAATTCTGAATCTCACTATCGGATACTTCGTAAACCTGTTTCAGAATATCCATGCAAATCATAACGTCAGCCATCTCTTCAATTAGATTGTTTCTGTTGTCCTTGCCACGCTTCATTTTGCTAATTGCCTGTATAAGCTCCGAACACTCTTCCACAGTAGTCAGCAAATCGAAGCCATAATGTTTAATGCTATTCTGCACTACATTTGAATCAATAATAATCACTTTAATCTCACATCCTTTTTGTTCATGCGGATTGAATACTCCAATCCGCACTCTTCCTTCAATATTGATATCTGATCGTTCCAATCGGTATAGTTTTCTCCGATGCATTCCGCCTTGAAATTAAACCGCTTCTTAAATCGGTTTAAACGCTCTCTACCAAATCCAAATTCATCATGCAGTGTTACAGATGCAAGGATCAGAATCGTGTCAAGCATCATGTTCTTGGCGTTGTCTGTAAACTCCTGCAATGCCTTATCATCAATCCGTACAGGTATGTTATATGCTCCACGCTTTTTTAAATCGGATTCTAAGGCATCTAAGCCATGTTCCCTTGCGTATCTAAGTGCATAGGACATTCCCTCACGTCTCGCTTGCTCTTCTTTGCTTTTGCTCATTTTCAATCACACTCCTAATTTTCTTTGTGACGATTTCTCTTGTACCGCTCATATTGTTCCTTATGCATATCTTTTATAGAATTATGCACAAACTTCTGCTGTCGAATACTATCTTTAAGTTCCTCATGTGCATCTGTATATGCCTTATATCTGTCACATATACCATGGCAACCAATATGCCTATCAGAACAACCCATGCACGGTGCTGTTGGTTTTACCATATACAATCTCCTCATGCAAATTTCATTTGTCCTGTTTCTTCCTGTTGCATCCTCATGTTTGGCATACGCTTCGATATGCATAAATCGGGCAAATTAGCCTTTACAAGTGCAGCCGGTATCGGTGGGCATACTGCATTACCGCATCTTCTCACCTGTTCGCTTCGTGGATATGTCTTGCCGGTGTAATCATGGTCGATAATATAATCTTCCGGGAAGCCTTGACATCCATATAACTCTCGTGGCTCCAACATTCGAAGTCCAATATCCACAATTTGGTAATCAACACCCTCAATCGTTACAAGGCCAAATCTATCCTTTGTGGTAACCGTGTCTAATGGTTGTTCAATGTCCTGTCCGGTAGCATCACCATAGTATTTGATCAGAAATGCCCGGACTTCTCCAAAATGCCCATCGCCAGCTGTAATTGTAGGAATCGGCTCGCTTACATCTCTTCCATCGCAATGATTGTTCATCTGAATAAGGTTTACTGCACACATAGCGTTTCTTTCAAGCGTGGTGATCGTGTGCAATGGTTCTTTAATATCTGAACCGTTTCCTTGATAATTCCCTCCGTAATATTTTTGGATAAACGATGTAACCAATCCATATCTGTTAGAACCATCCACCGTCATTATAGGGTCTTTAATCGTTTGCCCGCGGACTTCGTCCTTAGAAGTTTCTGAATGGTACTGAATCAAAGTAGGGCTAATCAAATATTTACTAGCAATATTCTGCCCGACAATGAATGGCTTTGGGTTATCCAATACAAATTTCTTTAGCCCTCTTGCAATCCGTTCCATCGTTTTTGGTTTCAATGGTCGTACCGCCCTGATACCATACTTTTCCTTTATTTCTTCGGAAGTATCGAAAATGCTGGGGCAAGGTCTACCGAAATCAATTTGCGTGTATGCTCCGACATAAGGTTTAAGCAATCCAGCCTTTACTTCCTTGCTGTCCGCCGGCGCATGTGTGGGTTCCGGCCATATGATTGATTTTCCATCGCATCTTGCAATCATAAAAAATCTTTTTCGCATAGTCGGTGCCCCATAGTCAGCTGCAACAAGTTCTTTGAATTGTACTTCATACCCTAACTCTTCAAGCTGTCTTACAAACCGTTCAAAGGTCTTGCCCTGCTTGTCCTTGATTGGGTGGTGACCTCTATTTAATGGCCCCCAAGTTTTAAACTCTTCTACATTTTCAAGCATGATTACCCTTGGTCGAACAAGTCCAGCCCATCTACACGCAACCCATGCCAAACCGCGAATAAACTTGTCCTTGGGTTTGCCACCCTTTGCCTTGCTGAAATGTTTGCAGTCCGGAGAAAACCAGGCAAGTCCTACCGGATGTCCTTTGCATGCTTCTACAGGGTCAACTTGCCACACATCCTCACAATAATGTTTTGTTCTTGGATGATTTGCTTTGTGCATTTTTATAGCTTCCGGGTCGTGATTGATTGCAATGTCTACGCTATACCCCGTCGCCATTTCTATTCCGGTGGAAGCTCCGCCACCGCCAGCAAAATTATCTACAATCAGTTCTCCGTTTATCATTTTGTGCCTCCTAATACATAAAATCATCAATGCTCATCTGCGTTTCAGCCGGAAAAGCAAGCATCTCATTCTTTGCTCGTTCATAAAAGTTTCTGTTAATCTCAAATCCGTAAGCACTTCTACCAAGTTCTGCGGCGGCTCTAAGCGTGCTACCACTTCCACAACAAGGGTCGATAACCACGTCGCCCTCATCCGTAAAAATCTCAATCAGTTTCTTAATGACTGCAACAGGTTTTTGTGTTGGGTGAATCTTCGGTATGTCTTTACCGTCTTTCTCCCATGTGAACCAATTAAATACCATGCGACCCGTCCCTCTGATATTCTTTCCGTTTTCGTCCTGCTTGCAACCATTTCTGAATTTTGGAAGTTTATCACGATAAAGCACAAGTGCATATTCCGTAGCCCCTACGATACGCATATTTGCTTTTAGTACCTGTGGACTGTAATTCTTAACAAACACTAAAGGTATGTAATTTACAAATCCGTGCTTCTTTGCCGCCGCAATCAATGTCTGCAACTGCTCAAATGAGCAAAACACGATCATGCACGGGCTATTACTACTTCTTCCTCTTGAAATCGGCTTAGAATCTTCTTTTTTCAACATCTTTGAACAGAAATGGAAGTATTCATAAAGGTTGAAGTTAAAATCAGAATTAAAAGCCGCCTTTTTCGCAAGTTTGCTCTCTCCGTTCTTGTTGTCTCCGCCGTTATACCACATAGGGTTACTTCCATAGAAGTTAGTTCCTACATTGTAAGGGACATCAGCTATGATAAGTTGTGCTGGAGGTATTGCGTATTTCTTGTAATTCTGCATAGAATCACGATATATCTCACATTTAATCTTCTTTTTATACATTCTAAATCTACCAAAAGGAAACCTAGGTTTTATGTCCGGACAACCTTATTCTTTTCTTTGATTTTTAGTTAGTGCATACCCATACTTCCAAAATCATTTAATGGGTAATCGTGTTTGTGGTCGTTTGCAAATACTTTAATTAAGCACTCTCCCGATTCTTGACAAAACTCGCATTCTTTACATCTGAATATCAAATCTTTCTGCCTGTCGGTCTCTGCGCAATTCATGCACCAATTTTTAGTAAAAATATCAAGTCCGTGTATCGCTTCTGTTATGTTATCTTCGTTTTCTCTTGTTAAATTCACTCTGAATCACCCGCTTTCAATAAATCCATAAACTTCTCATACTGCTTCTGCGATACCTTGTTATGCTCTTTTTCTGGCTTTAATCGGATTATAAGGTGTTTTTCTGCAATGTTGGATAATTCCCTTGCAAGGTTCTTTTTACCTTGCTGTATGCCTTGCATATAGCCCTTAGGTGCCTTTCTATCGCCTATTGAACCGCTGGCACGATTTTCTCCTTGACCGCCTAAACTGACATTTCTAAGCTGATAACCTTTATCGGCGTATAATCGTATATACTTCTTTTCTGCTTCGTCAAGCTGTGAAGTCGGAAGATTCATAAATTCAACTCGCCAACCATAAGGGTTCTTCTCTGCATCGTACAATCCATGCGATCTGATGCTTAAATCTATGTGTTGCTGATAACCAGATAAATGGCTTGCCAATCTACTGATTATGTGTACCGCCTGTCCGATGTAAGCAAACTTGAATCCGTTTTCATCCTCTCTAAGTAGGAAATATATACCACTCTTGTCATTCAACTTAGGATTTACTTTGAGAAGTCGTTCTTTGTTCTTCTTCTCAATCGCATACACCTGTCTTAAATTCGTAGCCACCTATGCATCACACTCCTTTAAGTCGCTTGCTATCTGGTCTAAATCAGATACAATCTGCGCGAAGCAATCTGTTGGATTCTCACTCACAAGGTCTTTAATCGCCTGTACAACGTCGTCAACGCCTTGATTGTACTGATTCTGTTCGTCAGTATTTGCAATCTCGCTTTCTTCTCGATATCTAATAATGTAGTCACAGGTGCCATCCGTATACATTCTCATGGGTTTTACATCGCAAAACTTTTTAATTTCTCTAAATGATTCAAAAGAAAAGATTCCTCGATATATAAAACTTGACGGATATACGGCTTTTGCGCCTGCAATAATTCCATCTGAAATCATTTTTCACTCTCCTTTATCCCTACCGCCCACCACTTATCAACTCCTACTTAAATGGAAGGTCATTACCTGTCAACCCTGTCGGGATATCCATAAATACGCCTGCGCTTGCATTACCAGGCATAGGAACAGGTTCATCCTGTGTGTTTCCACCTTGCGATGATCTACTCTCGCAAAATTCGTGTTCCTCGACAACAACCTCTGTTGTATAAACCTTGTTGCCATCTTTATTTGTGCAGCTGCCTGTCTGAATACGACCTGTAATCGCAATCTTTGTACCCTGCTTCAAATACTTTTCAGCAAATTCTCCGTTCTTTCCAAATGCAACACAGTTTATAAAGTCTGCCGTCTGCTCATTTCCAGAATTGTCTCTTCTCTGAAATCTACGATCAACTGCAAGTGTATATCTTGCGATTGCCAACGGTTCTGATGCCTGTGTGTATCTGATTTCCGGGTCACGGGTCAATCGACCCATCAAAATTACTTTGTTCATGTTTAATACCTCCATCTCTAATATGTTAAATCATCATATTTATTGCCCTTGACAATGAAATCTTCGGAATAAGACATCTCATACGATATGCCTGTCTCTTTGCACTTGAACTCGAAACACGCTGCACTTGCAATCCACCGGCACACATACCGCTTTCCGTTCTTGTCCTCGCAAACATCATGCTCATAGATAAGTTCTCCATCTGCATCTCTGCATCCGGTACACCGACAGATTGTGTCTTTGTCAACAATGTGTGCCATATCCATGAGAAGCTCTCTCGCAGATCGCATACATGCTCCCTCTGATTTCTCGATAATGAATACAAAATTGTCTTTCCAATCCTGTATCACAATGCCACCATATACCCATTCTTTAGTGTCTGCATCAATGGCTTTGCACTGCATAGCATCCTGTTTCATTCCCATTTCATACATCCTTTCACACCAACAATCTTGGCAATAATCTTCATCACCATCATGTATAAACTCCTTTGTATCGGTTGTTGTATCTCCGCATCTGTCACACTCAAATACGTAATAGTCATTCTGCCTACCGCAGTTAATGCATCCTTGCGGGCATCCAACGCAATCATTTCCTTTCCATCTGCTCATCATTCCACCGCCTTGTCCTGAATAATCTTGCCCGGCTTAATGCGTGTAAGAAGTCCAAGCTCCAATCCGTTGTGCGGTCTCCACAGATGCAAACAATTTTCAAGCATGTTGACGTACTCGCTCTTTTTCGGCATGATCTGATATGCTTCCTCTTCATCGTTGAAAAACGCATCCTTCAACTCGCACATTGCATACCAATCCGGCAATCGACCGTTATACGTGCAGAAACTTACGTGTTCATAACCTCTCTCATTGTTAGAAAAAACAACGCTGCCCCTATACTTCCCGACCACAATTTCTGAGCTGTATGTGTTGATGTCAATTTTTTTCACGAAAGAAAGCGTTTTCTTAATCTCTTCAATATCTTTCATGCTGTCACTCCTTTTCTTAAAACGGACACTCATTTGGGTTCCGAAGCAACCATTCCTTGCCCGGCTCTGCAACATCCACATTTGCCCCATAAGCAACTTTTTCCATTTTCTCGATAAAGCTATCGCTATCAGAATTTTCACTTGATAGATGGCACATTATGACGTTCTGCAAACTATCTGAATAGTTTGCCTTAACAAAATCACAAGCCGTGTCAATGCTTAAGTGACCTCTGAAAACGTGATTAGCTTTACTTGTGCCTCTGTCGATTAAATCCTTGTCATAATTCACACCCAAGAGAATGTGGTTTATGCCTTTGAATCGCCATTTTATCAATTCTGTGTCGGTCGCATAAATCATTCTTCCCATCTCTGGGTGAGTTATCAAAAATCCATAGCAAGGGCATTCACTACCATCTGCATTTGTGTGTGTCCAGCTATTGTCTGTTGTTGTCAATGGGAAATCTTTAACCTCAAATTCTCCGTATATTTTTGTGTGAAAATGCGGTTCAAATTTTTCGTATGGTGCAAATACAGGTATTCCCATTGAATTAAAATCGTTTAATGACTTGCTATGGTCTAGAGGTGGGTGTGACTTATAATCACACCCTTTACCCCCCTTATGTCCCAATTCAAACCTTTCTTAATCTCCTTAATCGGTATTCCACAATCAAGAATAAGTGTTTCTCCGTTGTTTGAAGTTAATGTGTAGCAGTTCCCGGAACTTCCTGTTGCGATACATTTAAGTTTCATCATTTCACACCTACTGTCATAATCGCTGGATTTACAACTCCGTCTCCGTCATAGTCATACTCTTTGTTATGCCACTTTCTCAAATACTCTCCGTATTCCCAGCACTGTGAAAGAATACTAACTGCGCATCCGTACATAAATCCTGTTATGCCCTCTGTGTCTGCTTCATGGCTCAATCTGTCTGCATTATCAACAAAGCACTTCGTAACATCATTGCTCTTGCCAATTTCTGCTTCTAACAGTTCAGCCCACCTTTCAGCATAATTAAAGCAAGCTCTGCTGTATTCGTCACTATTCTTGTCGTACCAATCCTTGTATTCTTTCTCTTTACCTTTAATAATTTTCATACTCACACCTCGATTTCATCATCCTGCGGAAAGCGAAAATACTCGCTTGTTACCTCTTTGATTTTTTCGTTGCTTAAAAGACCAATACTTTCTTGAAATGTATTTGTAGTGGCTGTACAATGATAAAACTCATTATTGTTATATGCTTCTCTAAGCATTTCCATAGCCTTAACCGCTTTTTCCTCGGTGGAATATTCCGCTACAATGTCAATCTCCGTGTCTCCACATAATTGTATTTCTACGCAAGTATTCCCTTTTATGCAGCTTTCATGCAGAAAAACCAAACTGTTATCGTACGGAAAATCCATTGTTCCGTTCTGCGAAATTACTCTCATCCTTACTCTCCCTTCATAAACTCCGGCTCTGCCGATTCTTCGCTCACGATTTCTGAATCTACAACATCCTCGTCGAAGTCAACGGAATTGGCGTTTTCTTCAATCTCGTTTTTTGAAATCTGATATACCTCATCCATTTCCATCTGTGCCTGTCGCGCCATAGGATCGTAATTCTTTGGGTATTTTTTCGTCGCATTGTTGCACATCTTACGGACGATCATGCTTTCCGGCGTATCAAGCCATGCGCCGCTGATATATGGTCTTGCAATCTCGCATTTAAGCATTTCATCAACCGTTTTGCATGATCTAAGGGCATTAAGAATCTCTTCTTTTTTTGCCTTAATCTCCGCTTTCTGCTTTTCGGTTGCTTTATATCTGTCAGCACAAATTCCGAAAGTAACATTCATCAAGTTTTGCTTAACATGCGCCATAAGGTTGATTTTTACGCTGTCACGGTCTGCCGAAAGATATGTGATATTCCCATCATTCAACTTCACAGGATATACAACCCTTACAGCCTTATCTGACAAGAATTTTTCTTCCCATTCCGGTTCTGTAACTGTAAGTCCTTTGTGTTTTGGTGGGATATATACATCTCCTTCCTTAATTACCCAATATGGATATACCTGTTTTACATCCTTGCCATAATTAGCAAGCAATGAATCGTAACCGCTACCCTCGATTCCCATTTCTACCTGTTTCTGCCATACGTCTTTGTTCGTCTGTGGGTCTATTCCGACTTTTACACTGCGAAGTTGAAAATAACACTCTCTCGGATATGCGCTTGCGTTCAATTTAAGCGATGCACAACGCTTTACAATCCCTCTTAAATTGCTTGTATCAAGGGTTCCCATACCGCTAACCTTTGGGTCGTTTTTGACAAGGTTGTAAATACTTGTCATTGCTTCCATAGCACACTCTTTCGAGTAATCATCCATCTTCATACCGCAAGATTTATAATCTTCAATAATCAATCCTGTCATTGCATTGCTCCACTCACTTAACGAAGTGGTAAATTCTTTCTTCTCTGCTACCTGTGTATTCTCTGCCATATTACTTTTCCTCCATATCTTTAATAATCAGTTCCTTGTCGTCCGTTCTACGAATAACAATCAACTGTGTGTCAATCTCCGGGATTCTCCATGCATCCAAGGACTCCGTATCGTCAATTATGATTGGCATTTCCACATCATTCTTACGCTGGAATGCACGACAAATGTCTATTTCCGTAAGCAGCTTTGCACCGTGATTCATATTCCGGTTATATGGTTCTCCCCTATATATAAACTCGCAACACTCTTCTGTATCTCCGTTGATAAGCGGTCTGAATAACCGCACTTTGCAGAACTCCAAATACTGATTTACGCTTTCTGAAAGAATCTCATTTTTCTTTCGGTCAAGTTTCTTCAATAGGTCAAGTACCGATTCCTGATCGGCGATCTTCTGTTGTGTCTCTCTCTGTTGTTCACGAAGCTGTGATATCTGATTGTCAATATAATCATTGACCGATGCCTTGCCAATTTTCTCCGTCACATCCAACAGATCATGTTGCAGTTTTTTAAGTTCCTCTTTCAAAGAATCGGTCAAATTTGAACCAATCGCTTCCTTATTATAAAGAGCTTCTTTTTCGTCCAATTCTGATTTAACTTTCTTGTAGTCGGAAGTGTTCGTAATATCAACGCAAACCGGCATACCGTCAATTCTGTTATTCAGTGAATCATATTCGGTCTGTAACTCTGATACCTTCTTGCCCTGTTCCTGTATTTGCTTCTCTGTCTGTTCAATCTCTGCCTTGTAGCGGTCAAGTTCCGATTTTTCAAAATTTCCACTTGCAACAATGTTGTCAAGTCTCTGTTTCTTTGTCTCTTCGTACCTCTCTCGGATTTCGTCGGCATTCTCCAACTCTCTGTGGCAAGCAGGACAGATCGTGTCATTCTCTCCGATTGTCTCTGCGTTGGTTCGCTTCCACTCTTCTGCATATTGCTCACGAAGGGAAACGTGGCGCTTAAATTCTGCTTCAAGGCTCTCTTTCTTACGCAACAGATCATTCTGAATGTTCTTCTGTGCAATCAGTTCCTTATTAGCATCAAACGACTTCTGTGTAAGTTCCGCTCTTGTCTTGTCAAGGCTCTCATTTGCCTTATTCTGCAAGCCGGAAATTTCAAATTTAAGGTTCAAAATCTCCTGTCCTAATGCATCATGTTCCGCCGATGCATCCTTGATTTTTCCGTTTACGGCTTCGATTTTGGATTCAATGTCTGACTTCATCGACTGCAACTGCGACACGTCAACATTCGTCTTTTGCTTTGTCAATTCGTCGATTCTAGGTGCATATTCATCTGCGATCTGCCGAAGTCCTTTAGACGATGATTTTCCGCGCGAACCATTCAGAGTACGATTGCAACGCTCCTTTAATTCCTTGATTGTTCCATCCGCAAGCATCGGCACTATAGATGCAAACCGTTCATCTTCCTGTGCAATGTCTAATGTCGTTTTATCTCCGAACGTCTTTTCCAGCACTGTCCTCTGATCTGCTGGGGACTTTTTCAACAGTGATTGTGCATTCAAGCAATACTGTAGCTTGTCAGCATCCAAAAAACCATCTTCAAGGAACTCTGCGTAGTCCTTGACTTTCTTTGGAACATCATTGATGTACGAATCTGTAATGTTTCCGATGAAGTCTCCGTTCTTGTTGATGCTTTCACGAAAAACCTTTTTCATTTCTTTCTCTGTGCCATCTAGCTCAAACGTAACTGCACACGTTGTCTCGATTCCCGAATAATCATTTCCGGATTCATCGTGCGGTCGGATTCCTGTGATTTCCTTGCCATTATCATCCCTGCAATTAAGCACATACTGCACAGCACGCTTAATTGTTGTCTTTCCGCATTCATTCACACCGCAAATCTCTGTTCTGTCGGAAATGTCTGCATCAACAGTATTCGCACCAAAGAATTTACCGAAATTCTGCAAAAAAATATGCTTAATTCTTATCTTTTTCATGTTGAATCTCCTTTCTCATAAGTTCGTCAATTCTGCTATACGTAAGGGTGTGTGAAACCTTGTCCAGCCGATCTCTGAATTTCTCGTCTATAATAGACTGTCCAAGAATCATCGACCCGATCAATCTTGTTGTAGTCTCGACATTTGCACCACCTCTTACCGCTCCGGCATAAAGTTTAAACATTGGGAAATCCTTAAATTCCTCTGCCAAGGTATCAACAGATGCGTTCTTCGTGTTCTTGACGTACTCAGCAAGTCCTTCCTCAAAAGATACATCCTCGTTTAGTTCATCTTCTAAGTGCAGTTTGTTCAAATCGAACATATTCTTTACTTCTCCCATTTCTTTTATTTCTCCCTTCCATTTTTCTATAAATTCTTAATGCTTTGTCGATTTTGTCATAGTTCCAATATCCATAGATCATAAGTACCATTCCGATAATTAAGATAATCTTCGGAACCAACTGAAACTCATCCGAAATCGAATATGCGCCTGTGAGTGCCATAATGCTTCCGGCAACCACGTATGGGTTGAATCTTCTCATCTTCTTGCCCTCCGAATATAATTATCAATTGTCACTCTTCTTCCTGTTTGCTTGTGAACCAGGAATAAATGAAAAGAAGTTTCTCTCCGAACCATCCATTCATCTACGTTGTACCCTTGCGAATGTACGATTTCTTTCTGCGTTCTCGTAAGTTTCTTGGGTTGCTTCATTACTCGCGCACCTCCACAATCTCACCATTTACCATAGTGTAAAATGTGTTTTCTTTAATCTTCTCTCCGTCGACGCGCACCATCTTGGCACCTTTAAGCGACCATCTATCCTGCTTCCAGTAATTGCGTTCGTCGCCTTCCCAGTCAGCCAACACAAGATAAGAGCCTAACACTCCCTTTGCCTTTCCGTGATATCCCCACGCTACAGCAATACTGTCTTTATCTTCTGCCGATGAAGCACCTTTATATCCGGTAGCCGATGAAGCACCGCAATTCCCGGTAGCCGATGAAGCACCGTAATCTCCG